GCTGAGAGAGACAGAGAAGAGAGAAGGATGATGAGAGATAGCGTAGATGAGAGATATCTCACACCATAGAGACGCTGATCAGAGACAGCGAGAATGACGCTGACAACGTAGGGGGGGGGGGCATACCTCTGACATGCACTTGCAAATTGCTAATATCACTCACAAATTTGACTTTTCCTTACTACCTAGAAACGTATTTATAACCCTTTATAATTATTAGAGAATTATAACAACCTAGAAACGAGGTAATTATATTACTCTATTTGTATATTATTGATAACAATACAGAAAATTCTTTCATTTTTTACTTGTATTTTGTTCAGAATTTAACAACTCTAATTGATGAGAGTCTGTCTCAACCGGATACTCTCTGAATAAGACCTGTCGTTAGTATTAGTGTTTGGCAACTATGAGCGAGGCTTTCGACAGCAGGGATAGCAAGGATTACGAAGAATCCATAAAGGTTATACTACCTACCCTTAATAAGGGAAAAGCTATGTACCCTGAGTTTACCAGTCAGACTTTACGACTGAGTTTAGTTGATGAAGTAATTCTTGAGTTAGTCTTGTATTTTTTTTGAAAATGCGTTAGACTGATATAAAGTTGCTTCGTCTTGTAATTGAGTATGTACCGCATACGGCTATCGCTTTCGCTGCCTTAATGCTGTATTAGAACAAGTATGTACCATACTTTCAGAGGATCGTATGACGAAGCCTCGCTAGAGCTATGCCTTTATTAAATAACCTATTAGAATTCCCCTTATATTGTATATATGTCATTAAAGATGACTTAAATAATGCATCCCTCCATTGGTCTAATGGTAATGCAATAGATCAATTAGCCCTAATTGTAACTGATTTACGTAGAGGTATACATTCCAATAAGTTATTACAGAATGCTTATAACCGGAATGCACTATCTTTAGAAGTACTTAAGATGTACGATTCCCCTCAATCTGATATAACCATTCGAGCTGATGCTGTTCTTCTATTTCAACAAACTAGTTATCTTGATATGACCGGTAAATATAACAACATACAATATAAGGTTTATAAGACTATAATGGCTGATTACCGCGATCTTCTTAGACGTATGCCCCTGGTGTATGTTACGATAAAATGTACGTCTATTGGGGCTATTGTAGTTGGTATATTTGATAATATGATTGAAGCTGATGAGTGGTTGAGTAAGACATACCCCGGTCAGGTTAATGCGCTTCGATATTGTGATAATGAGCTTACAAAGGTATATCATAAGACTAAGGGTTATAAGTTAATACGATTTAGAGAATCTCGTTGACTTATGTTTATAGGTGTGTTATAGTGGATGTTATGTTAAATCATAAAGATATAAATAAGAAGATTGAGTCAATTCTCGGTGAAGAGAAAAGATACGACTTTCGTTGTGAGTTTCGTATTGTAGAATCTGGGTTATCTTATAATGATGCTCAAGATCTATTAAATGCTATTCCTGACTATGAACGTCATTTGTATACTATTACATCATCTACCCCGGATAACTACTGTGAAGATGTGAATCTAGCGCTTTATGCGGCTCGGCGTATAGCCGAACGCAATCAACAGACGTATGTATTGTCTTTAGAGGATGGTACTTGGAGGGCTGCCTACGGGGATTGGGGTAATTGCGCCGAATATAAAGGCTCTAATCCTGCTTATTGTACCTGTGTTTGTATCCTTAAATTTATGGGTAAGCTATGATAATGACTAAGGCTTTTACTACGTTTGTTTGTGTATATACTGCGTTCTGTTGGACTTTGTTTGGAGTTAGTGCTCGGTCGGTTACGCCAGAATTTGAGCCTTATGTAAAAGAATACTATCGTAAAGTTGAGGCAAATTGTCATCCTGATGATTACAATAGTAGTCCATTTTATCAGATTAAGTTTAAGCCTCAAGTCGATGGAATTATTGGACTTTGTTATCAGAAGATTAATGGCTATAGGATTGAGATTGATCCTGATTGGTGGAATGACCCCTGGCGTACGGAAGCTGATCGTAAACAATTAATGGATCATGAATTAGCTCATTGTGTGATTTATCGTCCTCATTCTGATAATGCTCAACATTATATGTATCCTAGTCATGTAAATCTATCTGAACAAGTTGAAAATGCTCAGGTATTAGAGGATATAGTGAATAGGTGTAACTAATGGCGGATAGAGCACCCGATAATCACGAATTACAATGTAAAATCTGTGGGTTAAAGAAGAAGAGAATCCGTGAAGGAACCTACAAGAAGAAGGTAGGTAAAACTCCTAAGTGGAAGGGTGAGGATGGTCTTCTATGGAATGGATTAGTATGCGGAGAATGTCATCGTAAGCAAACTGCGGTTAGAATGACAATTAAGAGGGCTTTAGAAGAATGACCGATGAAATCCTTCAGCTTCATTTAGAGATTAGTGCTTATGTATTTGAATTACACGAATTACAGAAAGTTATCAAGGACTTAGATAAATCTGATACTGATCCTATTTTTATACAAGAAGCTGGAGAACGGTATTTAAATCTATGTAATAAGCTTCGTATTCTTCTTGAAGCGTTTTTTGCTGAAGAAGCTAAAGTAGGGTTGCCCACAGAGTTTGCTTATAGAAAATTGTATAAACAACTCAAGGCTTAAAAACGCGATTACCTGATTTTGTTGGTCTACTCTGTAGGTGTATCCATGTCAAAGTCGCATCGGGATGTTCCATATACAGGTCACATCTTTCTAATATAGCCGGATCATTAGCTATAAATTCCTTTAGTTTCTTATCCCCATCTCTAAAGTCGATAGCTTGGCAACTCATATGAGCAGATGCCTTGGATCCGCCTATTTTAGCATTGTGCTCTGGCGATCTATATCCGCTAGTTACATACATCGGTTGTCCATATTCTTTACGGAATAGATTAACTCTACGAAGTAGCTCTTCTGCATTCTTTCTATAATCTTCAGGGAGATCCTCTAATTTAACATCCCCTAATAGCTCTTTTATTGTAATCATTGAGTTTTTTCCTTTCTTTCTAAAATCACAGCTTAAGCATTTTAACCATCCGAGATTGTTCGGATCTTCGAGCATATAACATAAGCAGATATTACATATTGGTTCTGGAAGCATTGTATTTAAGTTGTTATTTATTTAACAACTGTATTTGAAGAGTTAAATCAACGGACACAGCCGCATTAAGGCAATTACAATAAGGTCATCACGATTTACAACTTCAGCAATTATATTAAACACTTAGAGGTCGTATGCGTAATATCGATAAAGCTCTTCTTTTATGTCTTTTTGGCGGATATACCGCTAAGCTCGCAATTCTAGGTTCTAATTATTCAGACGCTCTTATTATCCTAGTATTAGCTGGAGCACATTTTCTATACAATAGCCAAATTCAGAATAAACAAATTCAAGAATTAACTAATCGTTTAAATGACTTAGAAGTTAAGCAGAATGATCAGAATAAGAATGTAGAAGATATTAAATCTGCAATTTCTTCATTGAAAATTAGCCAAGGACTTCGCCCAGCTAAATAATTATGAACATTGAAAAAATGTTAGAAAAATATAATTCAGTTGAAGAGTTGAAAATTTTTTGTTCTGCTCAGATGAAGCAGATTCAAACTCTTACTCAAAAGAATAAAGAGTTAACTGAAAAAGTTGAAAAACTTGAAGGTAAGAATAAAGAATTAATGAAGGCTAGCGCTGGTGGTGCTCCAGCAGCTATTTTAGGTAATCCAGCAATCAATCTTGGAATGATGGATGATGCTAAAACTATTGCACAGATTCAATTAAAACTTCTTAAAGATGCATCATTTGAACGTGAATTAGATACTGACGAAGCTAAGCGCGTTGAGCTTTATAATAGAATTTTAAAAGAAGAAGCAGCTAAAGATAAACCACTTCAGGCTACAGTAGAAGTTGTATCTGAAGCTGAACTTCTAAAGCTGGTTGAATAATGGCTGAAAAGGCAACTCCTAAAGTTAGTAAATCCGAAGCTCTTGCCGAGCTATGGCGTAGGGGTTCGCTTCAGTGGCTTCTTGATCGCAATCAGAAAGAACTTTATAAGCTATTCCATGAATCTGATCATAAGATTCAAACTTGGCTTCTTGCTCGCCGTTCCGGTAAGACTAGAACCCTTTGTGTATTAGCTCTAGAAGTTTGTTTAAAGAATCCTAAAGCTATTGTAAAGTTTGTATCTCCTACTCGTTTACAGGTACAAACTAATATTCGTCCTCTTATTCGCGATCTTCTTGAAACTTGTCCTAAAGAATTACAGCCTGAGTTTAAAACTCAAGACTTTATTTATTACTTCCCTAATGGGGCAGAATTACAGCTAGCCGGATCCGAGAATAAGAATGTAGATAAGCTTCGCGGTGGTAGTGCCAATATTGCAATTATCGATGAGGCTCAGGACGTATCTAGTTTAGACTATGCTATTAAATCTGTATTACTTCCTACTACTCTTACCACTAACGGTAAGATCCTATTAGCTGGAACTCCTCCTCAGAATATGGACCATGATTTCATTGCTTATATTGAACGAGCAATGGAACAGGGTACTCTTATTAAGAAGACTCTATATGATAATCCTCGATTAACTCCCGAACAAGTAGAACAATATATTTCTGAATATCCTCTACGTGAAAAAGATATTGGATTTCGTAGAGAGTGTATGTGCGAGTTAATTAAAGATGAGTCTATTGCTGTAATTCCAGAATTCACAGATGAGCTTAAAAGTATAATTATTAGAGAGTGGCCTAGACCTCCTTACTTTGATAGCTACGTTGCAATGGATTTAGGTGCAATTGATTTAACTGCTGTACTTTTTGGTTATTATGATTTCCGGGCTAATAAGATTATTATTGAAGATGAACTAGAAGCGGATTTCTCTAAAAGAGATATGAATATCGGTAAGTTAACCGATATGATTAAAGCTAAAGAGGAAGAACTTTGGGTTAATCCGCTAACTAATGAAGTTAAAAAACCATATCTTAGAGTATCAGATATTAATTTAATTGTTACTCAAGAGATTGCTTTAAAATCTCATGGTCAAGTTAGCTTTTCATCTACCCGTAAAGATGATAAGGAAGCGGCGATTAATAACATGCGTTCTCTTCTTGGTGGTGGAAAAATCATTATAAATCCACGTTGTAAGCATTTAATTCGTCATTTAGATAACGTTAAATGGTCATCAGCTAAAAATAAACAAACGTTTGGGCGTTCGCCTGATAATGGTCATTATGATTTCGTAGATGCTTTAATTTACATGACTAGAGCAATTTCATATAGTAAGAACCCGTACCCCGCAAATTATGACTTAGGTGGTGGAGATTTATTTGTTAAGAATGCGGAATTTGCTAGAGATCAACGTCGTTCTCAATCTGTTGCTGCTTTATATAAAGTTTTTGGAAAAAGGAAATAAAATATGAGTAATAAATCAAATATGTTAGGAATGAGCGATACTTCAGTTTACTTTGCTGCTAAAGATGCTAAAGAAACTGCTTCAATCCTTTTAGCTAAATCTAAGTCATTCTATAACGTATTAGAAGCTAACTTCTACCTTGAAAAACTTGCTAGAATGTGGCGAGTATACCACGGCTGTTTTGAAGTATCTGTAGGTGGGGGTCATCAGATTAGTTTTACTGGTGAACAGGAAGAATTAGTAAGTTTACACGTAAATCACTTCCGTAACCTTGCACAGCATATCTTTGTGATGATTACGTCTTCCCGTCCTACGATGGAAGCTCGTGCAATTAATAGTGATTATAAATCAATTGCTCAAACATATTTAGCTAATGGTATTCTTGATTATTATATGCGTGAAAAGCATCTTGAGGATGCTCTTAAAACCGCAGTTGAGATGGCTATTATTTTAGGTGCCGGGTTCATTAAGATGGAGTGGAATGCTACATCTGGTGATGTATATGATATCGATGAAAATGGTATTGAAATTAAAGAAGGGGAGATTGAATTTACTAATCTTTCACCATTCGATGTAGTGTTCGATGGATCCCGCGAGTCTCATAAGCTTGACTGGTATATGATCCGCACCTTTAAAAATCGCTTTGATCTCATGGCTAAATATCCTGAACTAGCCGACAATCTTAAGGGTATTCCTTCTAAATCAGATAACTCCATTTATCGTATGGCTCTTCTATCCAATGATAATACTGATGATATTCCTGTATATGAGTTTTATCATAAAAAGACTGAAAGTATGCCTCAAGGTCGGTATATGCTTTTTGCCGACACCGAAACCGTAATGCTCGATACGCCACTTCCTTACCGTCTAATGCCTATTTTCCGCGTATCTGCTGGTGAAATCCTTGGAACTCCTTATGGTTATTCACCAATGTTTGATGTATTTCCAATTCAACAGGGTATTGATGGTCTATATTCAACCATTATGACTAACCAGAGCGCGTTCGGTGTTCAGAACCTATTCGTTCAACGTGGTTCTGATATTTCTATTGATAGTCTACATGGTTCAATGAATATTATTGAAGGTAATAGTAAACCTGAGCCTCTAAACTTAACTGAAACTCCTACAGAAGTATTTAAGTTTCTAGATATGTTAATTCAATCTGCTGAAACTATTTCGGGAGTTAACTCAGTAGCACGCGGTCAACCTGAAGCTTCTCTTAAGTCTGGAGCTGCTCTTGCTCTAGTTCAATCTATGGCGCTTCAATTCGTTTCTGGTCTTCAGCAGTCTTATGTTCGTCTTGTAGAAGATACCGGCACTGCTATTATTCAGATTCTTAAAGATTATGCAAATACTCCGAAAGTTGCTGCTCTTGTTGGTAAAAATAACAAGATGCTTCTTAAGGAATTTACTGGAGAAGATCTTCAATCTATTAATCGTGTTGTAGTAGATATTGGTAACCCCCTTTCTCGTACAATTGCCGGTCGTGTTCAAATGGCTGAGCAAATGATGCAGATGGGTATTATTAAGGATCCTACTCAATATTTCCAAGTACTTAATACTGGGCGCTTAGATCTAATGTTTGAAGGTGATATTAGTCAGCAACTTCTAGTTCGTCGTGAGAATGAGTGGTTAGCTGAAGGTAATAACCCAATTGTTGCACCTACTGACTTACATGCATTCCATATTCAAGAACATAGAGCCGTTCTTGATGATCCAGATATTCGCATGAATCCACAGGTAACTCGTATTGTTATGGATCACTTACAGGGTCATATTGACATGTTAACTAATACGGATCCTAGACTATTAATGTTAACTGGTCAGCAACCCCTTCCCCCTCCCGGGATGGAGCCCGCTCCTCCTATGGGACCTCCCGGTCAACCAGGGCAGCAACCTCCTCAGGGTGGACCTCCTCAACAAGGTAAAACTGAATTAGCTGAAGCAGGAAATAAGCAGAATCCTGAAATGCCTCAAGTTCCTGCTGGAGTATTACCTAATCCTGAACTTCAACAACAGTCTATGGGAAACGTGAGTAATTAATGGACGATTATAAAACTCCTAATTACATGGATGTTCGAGAATATAAAGCTGATCAATTACAGCAATTTCTAAAGAAAATTGCTGAGTTAGAAAGTAATAGTGGGCAGAATACTGAACATGTTCCAATGAAAGCCGGAATGCATAAGGGAACTGCTGCGGTTGGTAACTATGGATTAATGCCTTTAACCGCTCAAGACCTAGATCGACAATATTCGGTAAATGAACTTCAGAATATGCCTAAAGAGGACGTTCAGAAAAAACTCGAACAAAATCCAGAACTTCAAAAGCGCTTAGCTGAAACCCTAGCGAGTAAATTACTTAAAAATAATCCAGAAGACGTTGCAGCTCATAAATGGCTTTATGGTCAATATTCTAAACCTACGCCTAAAGAATTAGAAAAATCTGAAAGAATTCGTAAATTTAGAGTACTTTCTAATGCAAAATGACTGTAAGATTATACAATTTAAGTCTAAAAATAATCGTAAAGTTCGATTTAAGCCAGCGGCTTTTAACTATTTTGCGCCTTTGTTTTTCGTTAGTTTAAGTTTTAATATTTTACTTTTAGCTTGTTTTTTATTAAAGGATTAAATTGTGCCAGCTCCTACTAATCTAAATGCCGGTCAATTAGATTCCAATCAAATTCTTCAACGAGGATTTGACGAATCTACAGATCGTCATCGTGTAGATGCACAAGTTACTGTAACTGCTGTAGATACTGAAGTAGAGGTTGAAGTAGATGCTGCAGATGGCGATAATATTGCTATTGCCAATGAAGATGGTTCTAAGAAAGTTACAGTAACTACAATTGGGTCTAAAGAAGCATTAGATGTTAATGTTGCTAATTTAGATATTACTGTAAATACTCCAGTAATTACAAATATTAGCATACCTACAGCTGCTGTTGAGCAGAGTTTTTCAATTCCCGCTGGTACTAAACGTATTTGTGTTAAGATTCGCGGAAATGCTCAATTAAATATTGCTTACGTTTCTGGTCAATCTGGAACAAATTATATATTAATTCCAATTGGTTCTGAGTATATTGAAGATAATTTGAATTTAACTTCATCATTGACAATGTATTTCCAAGCTAATAAAAATACTCAGGTTTTAGAAATAATTACATGGAGTTAACAACTATATATGAAAGCAATGATGCTTTTAATAAAGGGGAAATAAATGATTAATAAAAATAAATTAGTATTTGATCCAGCAGACGCAGCTAATTCTGACTACGTTGGTTCATATCTAATTAGCGCCGATGGTACTGAGCTTACTCATACCAATGTCGGCGGTAAAGATGGATTAGATGTTAATATTATTAACACTAGTCTAGTTGTAACTGCAACAGATCTTGATATCAGAGATTTGGATGCTGCCCAAGATAACATTGCCATTTCTGATGGTACTGAAACTCTATCAATTACTGCTTCTGGTCAGGCTGAAGTTGCTGTAACTGCTGCTCTTCCTTCTGGTAATAATAACATCGGTGACGTTGATATTGCTAGTATGCCTGGTCAATTTGCTGAAGATTCAGCTCATTCTTCAGGTGCTCTCGGTAATTTCATTCTTGGTGTTAGAAACGATAGTAATGCTGTACTGACGTCTGCTGATGGGGATTATTCTCCAATTGCTGTAACTTCAGCTGGTATTATGAAGGTGGCTGTTAATTTTAGCGCAGCTGATGGTGGATCACTCCCAACTAACCAAGCAGTAATTGCTGGTTATGATGGAACTAACGTTCAAGCTATTAAGACTGACGTAGATGGTAATTTACAGGTTGATGTTCTTTCGCTTCCTGGTAGCCTTACTGGTTATGCTGAAGATTCAGCTCATGTTTCTGGTGATATTGGTGTTCTTGGTCTAGTAGTTCGTAATGATGCTGGTGGTTCATTAACTTCAACAGATGGTGATTATTCGCCACTTCAAGTAAATGCTGCCGGTGAACTTAGAGTAGCTGCTAGTATTGATATGCCCGGTGATTATGCTGAAGATTCAGCTCATTCATCTGGGGATATTGGTCTTTATACTCTTTCAGTACGTCAAGATACATTAGCTTCTTCAACTTCAGCTAGTGGTGATTATCAATCATTTAAGACTGATGCACTAGGTCGTCTATGGATGAATGATACTCATCAGTCTATGGCATATGCTGCTGTTTCAGTTGGAACTTCTGCAACCGATCTAGCTGCAACTGATCTAGCTAACCGTAAACGAATTCTTGTTCAAAATCTTGGTTCTAAGAAGGTTTATATTGGCGATGCTAGCGTAACTACTGCTAGTGGTATTGAACTTTTTGCTGGCGGATCTATTGAGTTGGATATTGGTCCCGGTATCAATCTTCATGCAATTTCTGGTACTGCCGGTCAAGACGTTCGTGTAATGGAGCTTGCTTAATAATATATGAATAAACAACTTAACCCTGAAATCGTTGCTATTGAAAATACGCTTAAGCTATTGCGCCGGGGTAAGTTCGAGATGGAAGGCGAGGAAGCGCTCGCCTTCTTTCGTTTATTTGAATTTTGGGTTAAACGCCTAAATGAATTAAAACAACCTCCAGTTTCTATTGTAAAAACTGAAGAGCCTATTAAGTCTTCTAAATCTAAGAAATCTAAAGAATAATGGGAATTTCGCAATCAGGTCAATTCGATGATGTAAATAATTCCAATTATTTAGCAGCATCTATTAACATTACAACTTCACAAACTGAAGCTAAGGTTGGTGGATCAACATTAAATGGTCGCCAGATGATTATAATAGAAAATCGCGGTAATAATGATATTTATTATGGACCTTCTGGAGTAACTTCTTCTACAGGAATTCGATTAGCTAAAAATCAAGTGGCATCTTTACCGTTTGGAGATTCTGTTGCGATATTTCTTATAACTGCTACTGGTTCGTCAACTGCTATTATACAAGAGATTGGATAATGAGTAGATCTCCATTTTTTCAATCTGAAGTAGCTAAATCAACTCCGTATGATAATACTACTAGTGGGCTAACTGCGACTGATGTTCAAGCTGCAATTGATGAATTAAAAAGCTCAGCCGCATCTTCGGCTAGCCCAGGATTTAGTTTCGGTAGATCTGGTAATATACCAGCTAGTACATATTTATTAAATGAAACTGTTCCAAGTAATAAAGCTGGTAGAAATATTTCATTATATAATGCTTATATTACTGAAATATGGTCAAATAATGAGGATGTAAATACTTATACGGTTGAATTATATTCTCATGATGGAAATGAAATTAATCTAACTCTTTTAACTACATTAACTATAACTGCAGCTAGGAGTGGAAGTCTATCAACAAATGTTTCTGTTGCATATGGAAAACAAATTGCAGCTAAAATTGGTTCTGGAAGCGCTAAAAATGTTTTATGTGGACTAATTGTTAAAGGTACTTTAACTCCTTAAGAGAAGCTTATGTCTAAAATATTAAAAAATCAAACTGGAAGTCCTATTAATATTTCTGATACAGGAATATCACTTCCTGCTTCTCCTACACAATATACAATTCCTGCTCAAGATTATTTATTGTGGGCAGCATCTAGTGACATTATTACTAATGTTGGTTCTGGTGATGTTATTGTAAATGATGGTTCTAATGATTTATCTATTTCCGATGGTATTGATTTATTAAAAGGTATTTTTCCGTCTAATGTAAATATCCTCTCTAATGATAAGGTTTCAACATATAATAGTTCTAACTCAAATTTAGCTTCATCTGCAACGTTTACTGGAACTTGGGAAAATGTTACTAATTATTCTGATATTAATGTAATGACTTACATCACACAGAATGCAACGCTTTTAATAGAGTTCTCTACAGATGGTAGCACGGTTCATAGAGCATTATCTTTTGTTATTACAGCCAATACTGGAACCCCTCATAAAGCGGCTAGAATTGCCAAATATGTAAGAGTAAAACTTACTAATAATGGAGTTTCTACTGCCACTGTAGCTCTGCAAACAATACTTGGTACACAGAGTAAGTCACACCTAACTACTAATTTATCCGCCGAAATTACTGATTATAGTGATGCTGAATTGGTAAGAGCTGTACTAGTTGGTGAAACTCCAGACGGTGATTATCATAATATTAATTTAGGTGATAATGAAGGATTAAGTTTAGACCTAACTAAAACTGCTTTCGGAGCATTAAATGTAGCCCAATTATGTCCTTATATTAATATTAGTGCATTTAAAGGAACTCCAGAGAGAATCACTGAAACATATACATCAGGTACAGGTAGTTTTGCTGGTTATATAGACAATAATCCAGGGAGAGAATTTAAAGTTAGTTGCGGTACTAGCGTTGGTGGATATGGAGTTATTCGTTCAAAAAAGGTTATGTCTTATCGTCCGGGCATTGGATCTTTGGGTAGATTTACTGCGAGATTCACTACTCCTGTGGCGAATAGTATACAAAGGGCAGGACTATTTAATATCGGTAATGAGCTAACTTTTGGTTATAATGGAACTCAGTTCGGTATACTCTATAGAACTGGCGGTAGACCAGAGATACGAAAGTTAACATTAACTCAGAGAGCAACATCATCCCAAACCGTTACTGTCACATTGAATGGTGTAGCATATAACGTAACAGCAACAGGATCAGCTAATAACGGTTCTATTGAAGAGAATGCTTATGAAATTGCTAATGGTTCATTGCCTTCTGGCTGGAATGCGTATAATGTTGGAGCAACAATAATATTCCAAGCTACAAGTATTGGTGCTAAAAGTGGAACATATTCAGTATCATCAACTGGAAATTTGGCTGGAACCTTTTCTCAAGTTGGGGCAGGAACAAATGCTGTGGATACATGGTATTATCAAGAAGATTGGAATCATCATACTTTACTATCTGGAAGTGACGACCACTCACCGTTCATCCTCGATCCAACAAAGGGAAATGTATTCCAAGTTCAATATCAATATTTAGGTTATGGTATGTTAAGTTTCTTTATAGAGAATCCTGAAACTGGGGTGCTTTTAAAAGTTCATGATATTCATTACTCTAATACGAATACTACACCATCTCTTGATATTCCAGAATTTAAACTAGGAATTATTGCGGCAAGTGCTGGAAGCACGACAAATCTAAGCGTTTACTCTGCATCTATGTCGGGATTTCATGAGAATATTGCAGATTTTCCAACTAAGATTCATTCTACGTTCGGTAGTGTTGGCGGTATCGGAACTTCTCTAACGAATGTGGTAGCACTAAAGAAAATATCGGTAGCTGATAATTTGTTAGTTATAACAGACTCTATGTTACAATCAGTGACTTGTGCATCTGAAGCAACAAACCCTGTCGTCTTTGAAATTAGATTAAATCCAACTTTTGCTAACCCTGTATTATGGAGTGAAATAGATGAAGATACTCCAGTAATGACAACTTCAACTGGTGGAGTTGTAACTGGAGGGGAGGTTCTATATACCATCGCCCTATCTAAGTCGTCAAATATCTTTATTAATACTAAAGAATTAGCCATGATTATGTCAACAGATGATGTGATTAGTATTGGAGCTAGAGCTACTAATGGTACAGTTTCAGCAACAGCGTCTGCTGTATTTGGAGAAGCGTAATGATTGTAGAAATAAGTTGGACAGAGTTCAAAACTTTTATTACATCCACGGAATCTGGGTGGATTTATACTTTAGAACCTAATGGTGCATATGCTGTTTATGTTACTTATTCTGGATTTATTCTTAAATCTTATTTAGTAGCAGGAACTGCAGATTATATAGATTTCAATAGTAATTATAAATCATTGGGAAATAAGAAAATAACCTCAACTGCTCAACCATTTGCAGCTAAAACTCTACCCAATGGTAAAAAGTTATATAAGAGAGTTCACGGGGTAAATGCAACTATTGTAGCAGGGCAAACTACTAATATTGACTTTATTGTTCCTTATAATACATGTAAATTCTCAGGGGCTGAGATTTTTGGTTGTGATTTGGGCGATACTATAAATTACTATGTCTTAGATACTACTAATAATACTTACTCAGGTGCCCCTGGTTCAAATTATCAACTTAATCAATTTGGTTTTAATGTAGAAATGCCTTCTGGCGAGTACGAAAATACATCTAATTATGACGCAGATTTATATCTTGGAATGGTTGTTAGATGCCAATATACTAATAATGGACAAAGTACAAAATATATTTCAAGTAATCTTTGGTTACATGAAGTTAAAGATTAATATATGCAAATTACTATTGGAGCATCTAGAAATAATAAATTAGGATCGAAATTAATTAGGTGGTGGATAGGTGCTCCATACTCACATGTATTTGTTAAGTGGCATTTAATAACTCAAAATAGAGATATTGTATATCAAGCTTCTCATGGAATGGTTCATTTTATTGCATATGATAATTTTTTAAAAGATAATGAAATTGTTGAAGAAATAGTGATAGATATTGATAATGAACATTTTATCAAATTTAGTAAGAAATGTATTGACCTGGCCGGACAACCATATTCGACAAATCAACTAATTCAAATTTTTTTATATGATATTTCTAACCAAACTCTACATTTTAATGATTTAAAAGGTTATATTTGTTCAGAGTTAATATGTGAATTATTATCTGATATTGGTTATACTTTTAATAAAGTTAAATATCTTATAAATCCTAAAGATATAATAAATACTTTAATGGGTAATAAATAATGGCTAAGCTAAGTTTTAAAAATAAAAGTGAAAATAAAGAAAATCAAGTTTTAACTTTTAAACAAAATCGTTACCAATTACAAAATAATAAATTAAAGAAATATCTCATTTTAAGCCTCGGTGGTAACTTAATTCTCCTAAGTTATCTTTTTTTAACAACTATTTAAGGAATATCTATGTTACCTTTATTTCAAATTAATAAACGACTTTTTAATGCTGAGGTTATGGATGAAGATCTAACCTCTGAAGTTATTGATATTTCTGAACTTATTGGGTTTGCAGTTCATTCAATATGGACAGGAACTCCTGCTGGAAATATTATAGTCCAAGCATCTAATGATGGGTCTAATTTTGTAAATATCGATACTCAAGCTGCTGGTGGAGCTGCTGGTCAAGATTTAGTTAATATTGATCGTGCTCATTACCGTTATGTTCGTGTATTTTATGATTTCACTTCTAGCACTGGCGCTTTAAGTGTTTATCTTTCAGGTAAGAGGGGCTAATGTCAGCATATAATACATTTAATGTCTTAAAGCCTATGATGAAGGAAACTTATTCAGGTAAGAAAAAACCTAAGAAAAAGGAGAAGAAATAATGCCGAGATTTGAAGATTTAACTCCCCAAGAGCGGAGAGCTTTAGTTGAAAAGAGTATTAGGGAAAATACTGGTGATCCCGCAACTCCGGGGTCTTCTAGAAACCCTTATCTACCTGAATTTAATATGGATATAACTCCACCTAAACCGGATCCAGAAGCTGATGCTGAACTAGCTATTCGCGCTTCAATTGAAAAAGCTAGAGCTAATAGCATTAATCCTGAAACTGGAATGCCGTTTTATTCTCCTCCTCAACCAATTTCTCCTGAAGAAGCTAAACGTCGTGAAGAAATGCAAATGAAGGCCGAATTTCTCCGTCGTCGTTCTCAAGGTCAGTAATTTTAAGCTAGGAATTTAGCTAAATAATTGATTTTACCCAGAATTCCCTGGATAAATCACTGATTTCCTACCCGTAAGGATGGAATGAAAGGTAAAAAATGTCTGAAGTAGTACAAAATGCTGCTCCTGCAGCTCCTGCCGCCCCTGTAACTGAACAACCTAAAGTAGAAAGTGCTGAACTTTCCCCCGAAGAGCAAGAAATCGAGGCTAAACTCGAAGATTCTTCTAATGAAGGTGAGAAAAAAGATGAAAAACTTTCTAAAAAAGAGGAAAAAAAGGCTAAAGAAGTTGAAAAACGTCTTAAAAAGCTAAAACTTAAGGTTGATGGTAAAGAATTAGAAGAAGAAATCGATTTAGATGATGAAGAGCGTCTTGTACGTGAGCTTCAAATGTCTAAACTCGGTCAAAAACGCGCTCAAGAGAAGGCTGAACTTGAAAAACAAGTAAGTGCCTTTATGAAAGCTCTAGGTGAAGATCCCTTCGCCGCTATTAAAGAGCTAGGAATGAATCCTGACCAAGTTATTGAAGATTATATCAATAAACAGCTTGAACAAGCTAAGAAATCACCCGAACAAATTGAAAAAGAGCGCCTTGAGAATGAACTTAAGGCCATTAGAGCCGAGCGCGAGCGTGAAAAAGAAGAGCTTAAACAGAAAGAACTAGCTCGTCTACAAGAACAAGCTTTCCAACAGTATGATACTCAGATGGAACAGGCTCTTAATAAGTCTGGGCTACCTAAAACTCCATATACTGTTAAAAAGATGGCAGATTATATGCTCGTGGCTCTAGAAGCTGGTCATGATGTTACTCCAGATGACGTAGTAGACGTTGTTCGCGAAGAGATGAATAGTGACCTTAAAGAGATGTTTGCTTCTCTTGATGAGGAAACTATTGAAGGTCTTCTTGGTGAACAAGTTATTAATAAACTACGTAAGCGTCGTGTAGCTAAAGCTCAGGCTGCTCAAAAAGCTCTTGGAACTAAGGTAGTTGAAACTGGTAATTCAGTTAAAACTGATGAAACTCCTAAAGAGAAACTATCATATAAAGATTTTTTTAAGGTTTAATGAAAACTAAAGAAGAAATTTCTGACCTCCTCGGTCGTTTAGAGGCCGGGGAGTTAAAGTCTGGAACTAAAGAGTATAATTTAGCATATTATTATGCTAATAGAGAATCTCGTTTAACCCGAGATAGAGAATTATATAAACTTAAAAATAAAGAGAAAAAGAATAATTATCGCAAGATAAATTCTAATAAAATAAATGATTATTTAATAAATTGGAGAAAAGAAAACTCTAATTATATGTCTAACTATATGAAAAAACGGAGAAAAGAGAATCCGGGAAAAGTTAGATCGGAAGAAAGACTTAAAGAATTAAATAGAAATAATAGAAACTTTAAAAAATATTTAAATGAGATAGAACAAATTTATAAAAATTGCCCAGTTGATTCAGTGGTGGATCATATAATTCCACTTCAAGGTAAGAATATTAGCGGATTGAATGTTCCGTGGAATCTTCAATATTTAACAAAATCTGAAAACAATTTTAAACGAAACTCTTTTGATGGGACTTATGAAAATGAGTCTTGGAAGATTAGATATAAAAAATTCTATTAATTCAAATACTTAGAAAAAGTCAATTAAAAAAGATATATAAACTGAAAAATAATTAACAACTGTTTAATGCATAGTGCTGTCTATTGCGGCTTCTTCGTAACCAAATGGGCGAGGAACACTTTAAATGGCGTTGGCGCTGGCAAATAAATAGGTTTAATAATAATAATTTAGAAAGGTATTTAAAAAATGTCTTATTCTGCTAAAAACGAGCATGTTCTTAATGCACAGCTAAAAGTGCAAGAACTATGTCTTCGTCTCGCTATTACTGGTAATGCCACGCCCGCTAGCGTTGTTGTTGCCGTTGATGATCCTGCTGTTCTTTTCCTAAGAACTGAAGGTGTTAACAAAATTACTGCTGCTCTAGATGCTAGCGATGGTACTCCATCATTTGTCGCTCAAAACGATGCTAACGGTCTATTTTCAGCTATGATTAAAGTAGGAGAGCCTGTTGGTAAGGTTCTCTCTGCTCAACTAATCCGTAGAACTGCTCATGGTGTTGATACTTGCAAGCTTGCTGATACTGACGGTATCACTGCTGCTGGTGATAAAATCGTTCTCGATTGTGACACTGGTGTAGATCTATCTGCTGCTAACCTCGATGCTTGCTTAATTGTTAAGTACGTAGTAGCTGAATAATTTAATTTAAGAAAGGACTAAATAATGGCCGCTAATAATACTTTTTCCGGTTCTTTGAATGCGATGTTCAAAGAAAACTATGCAGATAAGATCGAGGATCTCATTCCAGATGGCGTGAAGCTTCTTAATCTTGTTAAGTTCATGCCTAAAGATAAACAGCCTGGTAACCTCTATCACCAGCCTGTAATCCTTGGTCTTGAGCATGGTGTAACTTTCGCCTCTTCTGATGAAGATGCTTTCAACCTTAACAGCCCTGTTGCTGGTGTAATTAAGGACGCTCAAGTACGTGGTTATCCCCTCGTGCTTCGTTCAGTTCTAGGTTATACTGCTGCTAGCCGCGCTGCTCAAGGTGGCAAGCAAGCTTTCATGGATGCTACCAAGTATCTTGTAAGCAACATGCTCCGTTCTGTAACCAAGAAGCTCGAAATCGAGATGTTCTATGGTCAGATGGGCTATGGTGTAGTAGCTTCCAACTCTGGTACTGTTGTAACCATTCAGACTGCTGAATGGGCTCCTGGTATCTGGGCTGGTGGTGAAGGAATGCCTATCGAAATCCGCGATAGCTCTGGTGCTACCTCTAAAGGTGAGTTCACTATCTCTTCTGTAGACATGGATAACCGTACTATTACCCTCAATGCTAACCCTGGCACCCTCGTTTCAGGTGACGTTGTTTGGCATAAAGGTGCTTATGGTAACGAATTCCCTGGCGTACACAAGATCCTAACCAACACTGGTACTCTTTTCAATATCAGTGCTGCTCAGTATAACCTTTTCAAAGGTAATACCTACCCAGCTGGTTCTGCTGCCCTTAGCTTCAACAAGTTAAATCTTGCTGCTGCTCGTGGCGTAGAAAAGGGTCAAGATGGTAAGCTCGTGGCTTTCGTAAATCCACGTGCCTGGTCTAACATGATGAACGATCAAGCCGCTCTACGTCGCTACGATGGTAGCTACTCTAAGGAAAAGGCTGAAATGGGTGCTAAATCCATTCTTTTCCATAGCCAGAACGGTGAAATCGAAATTCATCCTTCTATCTATATCAAAGAGGGTTATGCTTTCCTTCTAAATCTAGAAGACTGGATGCGTGTTGGTTCCCAAGACGTTTCCTTCAAGCGTCCTGGTCAGGGTGAAGAGTTCTTCCGCGATCTCGAAAACTCTGCTGGCTATGAGCTTCGTCTCTATACCGACCAAGCAGTATTCTGCTGCGCTCCCGGTAAGAGCACTCTCATCAACGCAATTGTTAACGCTACCTAATAATTAGTTAACAATATCAAATAGATGGGGGAGCTTTCGGGCTCCCCTTTCTTTTTCAGCTTTCTGTAAATATTTTAACAACTATATTAGATGCCTCAAATTACTATTGGTTCGACAATAATCGATTTTCCAGATAGCGGAACTTCTCCTAATTGGGCTCCCGCTGTAATTCTTTTTGCCGAGGCTGTAGCTGAGCAATTGGCTATTACTAGTGGAGCATTTGACGTAGCTCCTCAATCATTTTCATTAGATGCATATAATACAGCTTCTAATATTGATATTCCGGCATTATCATTTTCAACTTCTAACGTTCGAGCTGTTTTTATTAGATATGCAGTATATCGTGAAACTACTTTAGCTAATGCAGATGAAGCTGGCGATATTATTGCGGTTTATAATCCTAATAACTCAGTGGGATTTAAGTGGACTGTTAGCCAAGTTAGAACTAGCGGTGGTGCTCAAATTAGCTTTAATATGACCGATAATGGTCAAATTCAATTTTCAACTACAGCGCTTTCTGGAGCTTCTCATAGTGGTAAAATCACCTTTGAAGCCCGAGCTTTAGAACAGACTTAAGGAGTAATAAGTGGTAAATATTAGGAAATTTCTTCGTGCTCTTGGTTTAATCCCTGTCTCTAGTACAGCTATTGACTCTAAAGGAGAGATGGAAGTACTTGATAGTTCTGGGAAACTCAATTACCACAATGGAACAAGCGCATCTCCAGTTGTAACTGAAGCACATTCAGCTACCCTTACTAATAAAACGATCGATGCTGATTCTAATACAATTAGTAACATTGACAATGCCGATATTAAAGCTGCTGCTGCTATCGATGCAGCTAAGATTGCCGATGGTTCCGTTTCCAATACTGAATTTCAATATATCGGCGGATTAACTTCAGATGCCCAAACTCAACTAAATGCTAAAGCATCTACTACAGATCTTAATAACCATATAAACGATGCAACAGACGCTCATGATGCATCTGCTATTTCTAACGTTCCAGCTGGTTCTATTGCAGCTACAGACGTACAAGCTGCAATTAATGAACTAGATGGTGATATTCAAGGTCATATTGGTGATGCTACAGATGCTCACGATGCTTCAGCAATTTCTAACGTACCTTCTGGCAACCTCGCTGCAACTGATGTACAAGGCGCTCTAGATGAACTTCAATCAGACGTTGATACTCGTGCTACATCGTCAGCTTTAACTACTCATACTAGCGCTTCATCCGGTGTTCACGGTGTAACTGGTTCTGTAGTTGGTACTTCTGATTCTCAAACTCTTACTAATAAAACTCTAACATCTCCTACAGTAAATACTCCTACAACTGATATTGTAACTTGGGATGATCAAGCTTCTACCCCATCTAATCCTTCTGCTGGTTTCTATAAAACTTATTTCAAATCCGATGGTAAACTTTATAAGCTTAATAGTGCTGGATTAGAGTCTGAAGTAGGATCTGGTGGTCCCGGATTTACTGCTTCTCTTAATTTAATGCTTCTCAATACTGCCGCTAATAACTGGGCAGCAGATAAGACTGATAATTATAATGCTGAAGCAACGGTTGGTGATTGGGCAGCTTATGCTGATGCTGCTGCAACTACTCCGGTAGATATGACCGGCGGTTCTCCTAATACTACAATAACTCGTGATACAACTAACGAAATTAATGGCGTTGCATCATTTAAGATGACGGTTTCATCTGGTGCTACTCGTCAAGGTGAAGGTGTTAGCTGTCTAGTTAATATTCCTACTGCATATCGCGGTCAAGCTCTTACTTTATCTTTCCCCTATACTACGTCTGGAACTATTTCAGCTTCTGATTTTGTTCCTTATGCTTATGATGTAACTAATAGTGTATTAATTGCGCCAACAGTAGTTAGTGGAATTAGTGGATCTTCTGGTAGAGTTGTATGTACTTTAATTACTAATACTTCTACTGCTCAAATTCGAGTTGGTTTACATATTGCTCGTGCTTCTAATACTGGCGCAGTAGATGTTTATTTTGATGACGTTGTATTAGCTCCTGATATTGCTCAAGCTAACGTACCCATGAGCGATTGGCAGAGCTACACTCCCACATTTACGGGATTTGGTACTGTAAGTACTCAAAGTTTTTGGTGGAGACGAGTTGGTGATTCTGTAGAAATTACAGGTAAATTTACTTCTGGAACTTCTACAGCTACTGAAGCTCGTATTTCTCTACCGAACTCGCTTGTTTCTGATTCTACTAAGCTTCCAGCAATTAGAGGCGTTGGCCATTTTGTTCAAGGTCAAGCTGGAGCTTCTTTTGTTGAAGTTTTAGCTGAATCTAATGTTAGTTATGTAACTTTTGGAGTTCAAGCGGGCGGAGGATCAGGTGGACTAACAAAAGTAACCGGAAGTTCCCTTACCGCAAATGGAATCGAGCAATCTATCCAGGCAATTGTCCCAATCTCCGGCTGGTCTTCAGGCGGCGGAACTTCTCCAATTCTTTCTCTAAGCGATTGGTCACCTATTACCATTACTCCTAGTGCGGGATTTGGTACTGTAAGTAATAATTCATGGTATTATAAACGTGTAGGTGATTCAATTCATCTACAGGGATTCTTTACTACTGGTACAGTTTCAGCTGCAGTCGGTTCATTAGCTCTTCCTGACGGTATTAGAATTGATTCCGCTAAAATGGGTTCTAATCACCGTTCAATCGGTGTGTCTTATGAACTATTTAGCACTGGTTCATTTTTAAATACTAACGTATCTCCTGTAATTTTTTATGACGGATCAGATACTGCTAATCTATATATGGCAGGTTCGTCTGGATCTAATACAACTTTTGAGAAAACTGTTGTATCAAGTATGCAAGCTAGTGGCGGTAGTTTTGCATTTGGTCCTATTATTTTCCCCGTAGCTGGTTGGACTTCTACAAGTTCAGGTACATTAACTGCTCCTCGTAGTGAAATACATTTAGATACAGCTAATGGTCATGGTTCTACTAATACTAAAATTCGTCGCTATTCTAATATTAGAAAAAATGTGGGCCCCGCAATTACTTATGCTGATAGTGCTACTGCTGGAGCATCATTAACAATCAATGAAACTGGTGTCTATGCTATAACTATTGCTGATAGTAAAAGTGGAGGACCTTCTAATTGTGGAATTAGTGTTAATAGTTCATTATTAACAACAAATTCTAGTTCACTAGCATATAGCGATGGTCTTAGAGGAATTACATTTATTCCATCTGGTGGTTATTCTGCTGTAACTGCAACTATTAATTTAAATGCTGGTGATGTTGTAAGACCTCACACCGATGGTGATGTTGATGGCGCTAATGCTAGAACGTATTTTACAATTACTAAAATAAGTAACTAACATGGATCTTAACCATATTTGGATTAAACGAGAGAATGCAGATAAATCAGTAAGCTTAACGCTTGTGATTGTATCTGCTGTTATCTGTTGGGCTGCTTCTGGTTTAGAAATGGCTGGAGTAGTAAAATCTACAAGTATGACTTTTGAAATGTTTATGGCCTGCGCAGGATTGCATTTTGGTCGTACTTGGGTATCTTCTAAAGGTGCTCAATTAGGTGAACAAGTTAAAGAAGAGGTTAAATAATGTCTGATTCAACTAAATCTCCTTCAGAATTTGATCAAACTCAGATTATTCAACGAGTTTATAATAAAGAAGAGAAGACCCTCGCTGTAGGTTCATTCGTTGCTGGTAAATTAGGTCATAAGATTGAGCGTACTGCCGTATCCGCGACGGTAGATGATTGGGAATACTATGATGGATCTACCTTACTTTATACAATTCGTGTTACTTATGACAATGCTTCTCATGATAATGTAGACGTAGTTGAAAGAGTAGTATAATGGGCGTAAAGTTTAACCCCCTAACTGGGTTTCTTGATTTAACGGGAAGTTCTAGTGGTGGAACTCTAACCGGGGTTACTGATACTAATTCTATTGACTTTGCGGTTAGCGGAACTAACGTAACTGGTGATGTTAAATTATCTGCAGCTTCTGCAGCCGCTAATAATAAGATTGTAAATCTAAGTATACAAGCAGATGGAATTCGCGCTCAAATTGCTAATTCTAACATTCAAGATGCAGCTTTAAATCTTCAAGGTCCAGTTACTTTAACAGATAATAGCAGTGGAACTGTTTTTTCATATGTTGCAGCTAGTAATCCTTTCACTTTTGTAGATTATAGCATACTTCGCGGTACTAATGTTCGCTGTGGAAGAGTTTTATTAGTAACAGATGGTACTAGTGCTTCAATTGCGGATAATGGTTATGTAGAATTAGCTGCAATTGGTGTTACTTTAGGAGTTTCAGTTACTCTAGGTAACGTTAATTTAACGTATACTACAACTAATACCGGAACTAATGCAAGTTTTAAATATTCACTTAAACAATGGAGTTAAATAATGGCTGATATTCTAAAGTATGGTAATGCAATTCGTCTCGCTCAACTAGCTGCGGATCCTTCAGGGATTGAGAATGGTACACTTTACTATAATACTACAGATAACGTAGTAAAGCAATATGTTAATGGTGGTTGGCAAGAAATTCCTGATCAAGCATTAACTCTTCTTGGTCTTACTCTTAACGATGGTAATTTAATCGTTGGTAATGGATCTAACGTTTCAGCAGCGGTTGATACTGCTGCAGTTGGCGATATTGATGCCGATGCTACTGCTGGTCTAACAATTAAAGCTGGCGTAATCGTTAATGCGGATATTAATGCTTCAGCTGCAATTGCTCTTTCTAAACTAGCAGCTCTTACAGCTTCTCGTGCATTACAGTCTGATGGTTCTGGAGTAATTAGTGCTTCTTCTGTAACTTCTACAGAACTAGGTTATGTTTCTGGTGTAACTTCTGCAATTCAGACTCAATTAAATGCTAAACAATCTACCTCCGAAAAGGGTCAAGCTAACGGTTACGCTTCTCTCGACGGTAGCGGTAAGGTTCCAGTTGCTCAGCTTCCTAATGCCATTATGGAGTACCAGGGTACATGGAATGCTTCTACTAACTCTCCTACATTAGCTGATGGTGTCGGTTCAATCGGCGATGTTTATCGCGTAAGTGTTGCTGGTACTCAAGATCTTGGTTCAGGTAATATTTCTTTCGATGTTGGGGATTATGCAATTCTCAATGCTTCTCTAGTTTGGGAGAAGGCAGATACTACCGATGCTGTTTCTTCAGTAAACGGTCAAACTGGCGCAGTATCATTAACTACTACTAACATTTCTGAAGGTACTAATCTTTATTTTACAGATGAACGTGCCCAAGATGCTGTAGGTAGTGCTCTAACTGATAGTGCATCAGTAGATTTTACCTATAATGATGGTGCTAACACAATTACGGCTGCTGTTCTTCCTGCTGGCGTAGATCACGATGCTCTTAATAACTTCGTAGCTAACGAACACGTTGATCATTCTACGGTTCAAATCGCCACTGGAGCTAATTCTGGTCTAACTGGTGGTGGTGATATTACTACTACCCGTAATCTTTCAGTAGATATTAGTGGTACTACCGCTGAAACATCTGCTGATAATGCTGATGCTATTCTAATTCATGATAACTCAGCTGGTGCTCTACGTAAGATGACTAGAGCGAACTTCCTTTCAGGAATTTCGGTTGCCTCCGCTGGTGATATTAATGAATCTAGTTTTACTGGATTAGCTAATAATACTGCTAACCAGGTAATTACTGGTTTAGCTTTTGCTAATGCTACTGTTCGTTCTTTTAAAGCTCAGGTTTCAGTATTAGTTGATGCAACTACCGATCAATTCGCAGTATATGAACTAATGGGTATTCAACGTGGATCTGATTGGCAAATGTCGGAGCTATTTACCGGAGATTCTATCTCTGGTTTAACTTTTGATATTACTGCTGCCGGTCAAGTGCGCGCTTCAATTGGTAACATTTCAGGATTTAGCTCAGCTACTATCAAGTTCAGAGCAACGACTACTAGCGTATAATTTATGGATAACGTTCATTCAATTAAACCATCTAATTTAGACCAATATCAAATGGATAATGCAACATTTGATGTTGAGAAAGCTGCTTGGCGCGTTTCTATTGTAGATGGTATTAAAGTTGAAAATTTGAACTTGACCGGAGAGCTTGGTTCTAAGGTTGAAGTTATTAAAGTTCCTGAAATTATAACTAAAACAGAGATTAAAGAAATTTCTGTTCCAACTATTATTTCTGAAGTTCATACTAAAGTTGAAAAGATTGAAGTTCCAGTTATTGTTAAAGAGTATGAAAGAGTTGATGTTCCAGTAGTTAGTACGGAAGTTAGAATTATTGAAATTGAGAAACCGGTTATAATCAAAGAACTTGAATTAAAAGAAATTCCATTAGTTATTAAAGCTTGTATTGTTTTACAGGCGATTTCAACTCTTGGAATGTTGCTTACAACTATCTTGAAAGGATAATATGTTAAAAGAAAAACTAATGCAGAAACTTGATAAAAAGGGTAAGAAACTAGATCCTCTTGAAAAAGAAGCTAAAATGGGCATTGCTAAAGAGATGAGTCGTCAGGCTGGTGCTCTTCTTGGTGGTAAAATTCCTGCTAAAAAGGTAACTGTCGCTGCTGACAGTGCTGAAGGTCTTAAGGAAGGTCTTGAAAAGGCTGAAGATCTTGTTGAAGGTGGCGAAGAAGAGGAAATGGGCGCTGATCTAGAAAAAATGAAGGTTCTTGGAAATGAAAAAGAGCCTATGAGTGATCTTCTTAAAGAGATGGAAGACTGCACTCCTGAAGAAATTGATGAAAAAATTGCTGAATTAGAAGCTCTAAAAGCTAAAATGAAGGCTGGCGAGTAATAATTAAAGGATAACCAATGGGCATTAAGCCGTGGATGACTTCTGCGGAGCTGATCGAAGCTGTAAAGCGTAAGATTGCAGTTCCTTTAAATCAGAGAACTTTCACTGAAACAGATATTCTTTCATTTGCTAATGAAGAATTAATGATCAGTCAAGTTCCTGATATTCTTCAATATCATGAAGAGTATTTTGTATACTCTGAAGATGTTGAATTACAATCTAATGTAGAACGTTATCCAATTCCCGAGCGTGCTATGGGAATGAAATTGCGTGATATTTTTTATGTGGATAATAATGGTAATCTTTTTGAGATGACTAGAATTAATCCAGATGATAAATCGTATTGGCAGCGTGAAAGTTCTACAATCAATTTAATGCAGAAGTATTATATTGAGAATAATGATGTAGTACTAGCTCCATTTAATATTTCACAACCTACCGGTTCTTTACGTTTTACTTATTTCCTTCGTCCTAATCAGTTAGTTCTTAATGAACGAGCTGCAATTAGTGAAGCTTTTGTTAAGAATGTTACAGTTAATAATGCTAATCTAGTAGCTGGAAATACTTTAACCATCGGTAATTTAGTTTTCACTGCAGTAGCTGGTTCCCCCAATGCATTAGAGTTTCAAATTGGTGCTTCTTCAATTTTAAGTGCTGCTAATTTAGTTACCGCTATTAATACTGATGGAACTTATAATGCCTCTAACGGTTCATCTGCAGTAGTTGCAATTGAATATCAAGATTTAGATCTAGAATTTGAATCTAATTCAACGGGAATGGTTGTTTCTTCTCAAATTGCTATTCAATTTACAGAAGATCTATCAGATCATTATGTTGAAGGTCTAACTGTAGACTTTCTACAAACTAAACCGGGTCATAAGCTATTAGCTAAAGACGTTATTCTAAATTCTGGCTCAGTTTCAACTAATTCTATACTATTCGATGCTGATCAGATTCCAGAAGGATTTGAAATTGGCGATTATATTTGTGAACAATACGAATGTATTATTCCAATGATTCCACCGGATCTTCATAATGGATTAGCTGAGCGTGTTGGTTCTAGAATTCTAGCTGCTCAAGGTGATTTACAAGGTTTACAAATTTCCGTAGCTAAAATCGGCGATATTAAACGTGCTGAAGGTACTCTTGTAGATAATCGCGTTGATGGATCTACTCCTAAAGTTAATCAACGTAAAAGTCTTCTTAGCTATGGACGTATGGGCGTACGCCGAAGGATTTAATAATGCCTTCTGTTTTTAATTTAAAGGCTCTTGGGTTAAATACTCAACCTAATCAATTAGATGTTCCAGATGGTTCTCTGTCTGTAGCTAAGAATGTTAATATTCTTAGAGATAATGTTGTAGAGCCCCGTCGTGGATTCAATCTATATGGTAATTCTTTTGGTTCTACTACAGATAGAGCTAAACAACTTTTAAATTATAAACGAAGAATCCTTCGTCATTATGCTTCAACTCTTCAATTTGACGATGGTGAAGGTAATTTTTCTAGTTTCTCTGGTACTATTTCTGAAACTGAATCTGGTTTAAGAATTAAATCAGTTGAAACTAATGGTAATTTATATCTAACCACTTCTGCCGGTATTAAAAAGATTTCAGCTAAAACTGCTAGTGATTTTTCTACTGCACCTAATTATATAACTAATGCTGGAGCTGTTAAAGCTGTTGATATTGCTGGTGCAGCTTCATATGAATATGGTAATCAGACCGGATTTCTAACTCAAGATTCAGCTGTTGCTTATAGGGTAGTTTGGGGTTATAAAGACGCCAATAATAACCTTCTTCTAGGAACTCCTTCTCAGCGAATTGAAGTATATAATCCTCTTCTAAATCTTCTAATTCCTGATTATATGCATCTTTTGGGTGCTCTAGATGATATTGGTCGTTCTGGATCAATGATCAGTGATCAGAATTATGTTAATACTTTAAAACTAGATTTAACCGCTAGTGCGGCTGAACTTAGAACTAATTTAATTTCTCTAGTATCTAAGATCGATAATGATATTCTATATGCAGATAATGATGGTACTCCTACCGGTGCTCCTTTAGAAATTGATACTGCTACTATTTCTTCTGGAGTGTGTACAGTTACATTCGCATCTGGTGATCCTTCTCTTTATGTTTCAGCCGGATCTTCCATCTATCTTTCTGGATTTTCTCCTGCTACTGGTACTTTAAACGGTGCTCAAACTGTAGCTTCAGTAAATTCAACTCAAATAACTTTTAATACTGCTGCTACTGGTGCAGTTACTGTTTCTGGTAGTGCTACTATTGTATCTAATACATATAGAGCTATTGCTCAGCCAACTGCTCCTGGAACTCCTCCTACTAATGCGGAATTAGTTGAATTACAAGATTACGTTACTCTTATTATTGAGGCTTTAATTGCTGAGCCTAATGCTGTAATCGATAATACCGTATCTACTACTTATATTGATGTATTAGATGTTACAACGGCATCTAATGTTGATTTAAAAATTACAATTCCTGAAGATATTACTTCAGATTATTTCTTTCAAGTTTATCGCTCGGCTGTATTTTCCGCAACGGGAGTACAGGTTCTTTCAACTGATGTATTTCCTAATGATGAATTACAACTTGTATATGAAGCTTTTCCAACTTCAGCTGAATTAGCTGTTTCTCAAGTTGAAATAGAAGATATAGTTCCAGATGCATTTAGAGGAGCTAACCTTTATACAAACGCATCTACTGGAGAGGGGATTCTTCAAGCTAATGACGTTCCTCCTTTCGCTAAAGATATAAACGTATTTAAAAATAGCGTATTTTATGCTAATACTTATACTCGTCACCGTAAAGATGTAAGTCTTCTTGGTGTTCAGAGTATGATTGAAGATTATAATAATGGAACTACCCCAACTATTACAATCGCGACTGAATCTAGTTATAATACTTATACCTTTGTAATCGGTGAAGCTGAAGTATTTACAATCGATTGCGATGCAGGTTCTACGTTGGCTGCTTCTGGAACTGCAGATTATTTTGATGTTAATAGCGCTGAAGACGGTCAATTATTCCGTTTTTGGTATAAAATTGGCACTGCAGTAGCTCCTGCCGCTGGCGGTAGACAATTAGTACAAATTATTGCCGATGCTAGCGATACCGCAACTCAAATTGCTGAGAAAACTCGCGATGCTTTTAACCGTCTTTCTAACTATTTTGATGCATCTAATGCTTTAGATGTTGTAACTGTAACGCTTTCGGGGGTAGGAGAAACCACTGATCCTGTAGATGGTACTACTGGATTTAGTTTTACTGTGACTAATCAGGGCGTAGGGGAAAATGCTACTAATAAGCAGATTCTTCTATCTGATAATATCTCTCCTGCTATTGCTGTTCAAGAAACTGCTCAAAGTTTAACTCGGGTAGTTAATAAGAATGCTAGCGAGAATGTATATGTATACTATACTTCTGGTGCTCAGGAAGTTCCTGGTAAGATGGTATTTGAAGGTCGTGGATTAGATATCGGTGAATTTAGTATTGTAACTAATAATTCTAATACTGGAGCATCTTTTAATCCAACTTTTGCTCCTACTATACAGATTTCATCTATTACTACTGGTTCACCTTCAACTATGACTGTAGTAACTTCTGCAGCTCACGGTTTAACTAATTTAGATTACGTTTATATTAGTGGAAGCAACTCTACTCCTAATATCGATGGATATAGACAGATTACTTATGTAAACTCTACTACTTTTAGGGTTAATGTAACCGTTACTGTAGCTGGTACTGTTGGTGGAGTAATTCCAGCAACTTCAGTTGAATCTTCTTCTAATGAAGAATCTCCTAACCGCATCTATTATTCTAAATTTCAACAACCTGAAGCAGTTCCAATCCTCAATTATTTCGATGTTGGAGCTAAAGATAGAGCAATTGTTCGCATTTTTCCTCTTCGCGACAGTCTTTTCGTATTTAAAGAAGATGGAATTTATAGAATTTCAGGCGAATCTATTCCTTTTAACTTAGCATTATTTGATGGTAGCACTAAACTTCTTGCCGCCGATAGTATTGATGCTGTAGGTAACGTTATTTATGGTTGGACAGATGAAGGTGTAGCTTCTATTACCGAATCTGGAACTAGTAACGTATCTCGCCCAATTGACATTGATTTATTACCGCTAGCCTCTTCATCATATACATCATTTCCAACTGCAACTTGGGGTATTGGATATGATTCTGATAAATCATATACAGTTTTTACAGTAAAAAAGACTACAGATACGTATGCTAAGCAAGGTTATAAGTATAATACTCTAACTAATGCGTGGTCCACTATCGATAAGGACTTTGTTTGCGGTGTAATTAACTTTGCTGACGATAAAATGTATGTTGGAGCTGGCGATACTAACTTCATTGAGCAAGAGCGTAAGAATTTCACTCGTGAAGATCATGCCGATCGTGATTACGATTTAGAACTAGAATCTCTTTTCACTAATACGGTACTTAATATTAATGACGTTACTAACGTTGCTGATAATGATGTTCTAGTTCAAGAGCAGACTGTATCATTATATGATTATAATATGCTCCTAAAGAAGCTAGATTTAGATCCAGGTACATCTAATGACTACTTTGATGATTTAGAAGCAGTTACCGGCGATAGTATTCGGTCTAAATTATTAGCTTTAGCTCAGAAATTAGATACAGATTCCCTCCAGTTTACAAATTATGAAGCATCTATCGATGATTTGAGTGGGTCTATTACTGCTATTTCAACAGGATCTACTGTTTCTATTACTTCTGCTAGTCATGGATTAGTTACCGGAAGAATTGTTTCTATTTCTGGAACTAATTCTGTTCCAAGTATTAATGGTGAGTATGCAGTAACTGTTACTGGGGCCAATACCTTTACAGTTCAACCCGGGTTTACTGTAACTACTGCTGGTACTGCGGGTAGTTTTGCTACCGTTGTAACTGATTTTGCTGATCATCAGGTATGTTATAATCAATTAATTAGTAAATTAAACCTAGATAGTGTTGTAGCGTTCTCTAATTATATGTCTCTTAGTGGAACAAAGCTACAAGAAGTATTAATTACTGATGTAAATATCGTTGCTGAGCGTATTACTATCTCTAATGAGATCCCTTTAGTACTTGGCGATATTAAAGTGTATAAATCTATTGATTGTGATGTACTTTACTCTCCAAATACTTTCGGTGGAGATCCAGTTTCTCTAAAACATATGAGAGATGCTCAGGTTATGTTTGATAACTTAGCTTTTACTCAAGCCACTATCAGTTTTGCAACGGATTTACTACCGCAATTTGAAGAAGTTGAACTAATTGCTGATGGTAATGGTATTTTCGGATTCAATGATTTTGGTAATGGGTTTTTTGGCGGCGCTAGTCACGGTGCTCCTATTCGTACGTATATTCCTCGCAATTGTCAACGTTGCCGTTACATGTTAGTACGTTTTAATCATCGAGTTGCTCGTGAGAAATGGGCGTTATATGGAATTAGCTTAATCGGTGAAACTCAACTCAGTGAGCGGAGCTATCGATAATGGCTAGGTTGCCTAATTTTCGTAGAATTTATGAACAGGATTATCCTACTGAGTATCAGGGGTTAATTAAAACCCTTTCAGTTTCATTAAACTATGGTATTGAAGTATTATATGATCTTCTAAATGGTAAATTAACGTTTAAAGATAATATCGCTAGTACTATCAAGGAGTTAGATGTACAAGTTGATGCTAATGGTAAGCCTTTAACATCTACAATTATTAAAAAGAGCACTACTGATCGAGTTGAGGGGTTATTTGTTATAAAAGCAGATAATTTATCGAATAGTTCTGTATATCCTACGTCTGGTGTATTTATTAATTATACTGAAACCGATCAGCAAATAATTATCAATCATATCACAGGGTTACAAGCTAATGCTTTGTATAGGGTGAAAGTACTTGCAATTAGGTAAATGTTGAAAATTTAACAACTATATATTGAGGATATAACTTTGGCTATTCTACCTCCCACAATTAAACCTAATCAAGCTGGATCTGGATTTACCAACCTCAGTAGGTATTTACAGTCTAATAGATCTAATAAATTAGGTCAAACTGTTGCATCTGGTGTTCAACAGGCTGGTCAACAGGCTCGTGGAGCTGTTTCTCAAGCTGGTCAGCAGTTTCAGCAGAAAATTGGCGAAGAAAAGGCCCGTTTGGGTGAACAAGAACAACGTGCCGGTCAGATTATCCAGGGAGCAACTGGTCAAACTGGCGACGAAGATGTTAAAACCGTTCAAAACGTTCTAGGCGCAGAGTTTAAAGGTCCTACCGGTGTCCAGAACGCGGATGAAGTTAGAGCTAGGGCTCAGGAAGCTGAATCATTAGCTCGCGCTGGTGGATCTCAGGCTGGTCGTTTTGGTCTTCTACAACGTTATGTAGGGCAAGGTCGTCCAACTTATTCAGCAGGTCAACAGCGTCTTGATCAAATGCTTCTCGGTCAAACCGGTCAACAGCAGCTTCGTCAGGCTAGAGCTGGAACTGTTGGTGTAGGATCTGAAGCTGAGCGTCAAATTACTGCAGCTACCGAACAAGGTAAAGAATTACAAGGTCAAGCTCGTCAGATTGCTGAATCAACTAAAGGTAAACTTGGTCAATCAATTAGTGATTATGATGCAGCTATGGCTGCTCAATTAGCTGCTCAACAGGCTCAATATCAGGATATTTTGAATAAGATTGGTAAACCGGGAACTGAAGAAGCGCCTATTGAACTAGATGAAGCTACTTTAAATAACCTTAAGACTGTTTCTGGTGGTGTTCTAGGTGAAGGATCTACTCTTTTCGGAGCTGACATTTCTCCCTATGTTTCAATTAATCAACTTTATAATACAAAACAGGCGGCTCAAACTCAAGCTGATTTAGCTAAAGCTCAAATGCTCGGTAAACTCGGTGGTCAGTTTATGAGTGGAACTGAGCAAGCTAAGCTTCTACAACAATATACTGCTCAGCCTGAAGTTGCTGGTAAGTTAGCTGAAAATCCATTTGCTGTAAGTTCTATTGCTAATCTAAATGAAGCAATCCAACAACAGCGTCGTGCATATGAATCTGGCGTTGGACAAGAGCGTGAACATCTAAAGAATATTTCTGAAGTTGGCTCTGGATTTAGTAAGAGTCCGCTTGTTGGTGAAATAGCTGGTAGCAATAAAGATATGGAGAATTTAATTAAATCCGCCTATTCTCAAGCTACCGGAATGCGTGGCGATGCTGTTAATTTAGATGAAGCTCTAAATTGGGCTAAAACCGGTCAATTAGCCGATCAGTTCCAAACTGGAACATTAAATGCTAGTGAGTCAGATCTTCAGAATCAATACCTAGCTAGAGCTAAATTAGGTCTAGAACAAATGCAGAAGAATGAAGCAGATCGTTTAGCTCATGAACAGAATTTAAAAAATCTTGAAAAAGAGTTTAAAACGTTTAGAAAGCTTAAGAAGAAAGCTTAAAGGAAAATAAGGATGATTGGTCAATTAATTGGTGGCTTAAGAGGGCAAGATACAGTATCTGGTGGATATGATGCTCAGAAAGCATCTATATCAGCGATGATTGATAAGCTTGATAAAGTTGGAATGCCTCCTGATCAATCCGCTTTATTAATTCTGGATCAATACCAACAGGCTGGAATCTTAACTCCTCAGCTTGAACAAGCTTTACAAGATTCTGTAACTGAATTTAAGAACATTAAACGCGATGAGGGTACTCGTCAGTTTCAAGTTAAAGCTCTTCAGCAAATGGCTCAATATGGTAGAGCTGGACTTACTCCCGATGAAGCCGCAGAAATGCGTAAGGCTCGTCAGGGTGTTCAGCAAGATCTAGAAGCTAAGCAACAACAGATTATCCAAAATCTAGCTGCTCGCGGTCAGGCTGGTGGCGGGGCTGAAATTGCTGCTCGTCTAGGAGCTTCTCAAGCTGCTGCAGATCGTGCTTCTGAAGAAGGCGATAGAATTAGCTCTCTAGCAGCTCAACGTGCTTTACAAGCTATTGCTCAACAGTCTGGTATGGCTAGTAATCTTCGCAATCAAGATTATGGAGAAGAGTCGGCGCGAGCTAGCGCAATGGATCAGATGCAACGTTTTAATGTTCAGAATCAAATGGGTATTAACCAGAGGAATGTTGCGTCTCAGAATACAGCTCAAGCTGCTAATTTAGCTAATAAACAATCTATTGCTAATCAAAATGTTGGACAATCCAATCAAGAGAAATATAATCAATTACAACGTCAGCGACAGAATTGGCTAGATAAATTAGCTTATGCTCAATCTTATCAAAATCCTCTACAACAATATGGTCAAGCTGGATTACAACAAGCTATGTCTAGAGGTCAATCTCAAGCCGCTTTAGGTAAAGCTTTTGATGATACGATTTGGAATGTTGTTGGAATGATGTATGGAAAAGCTCCTTCTAAAACTAGCGGCGGCGGTGGCGAATTAAATCCTGGAAAAGGTTCTACTGATGTTGATAGTGAAGACGTAACCGGAAAGGGCTGGTCTTTCGGCGGTAACTGGTCTAAAATGGGCGGCGGTTTCGGTGGCTAATAGAGAAAAACTTGAATATTTAAAAAAATTGCTTCCCCTTCTTAAAAAAGAAGAGGGCGATATTGTTAATCGTCAATTAGCTAAAGAAGCTGCTGAGCGCGGCGCTCAATTAGATAATCCTACTTTGAGGGATCAGCTTAGCAGTATTCAACTTCCTGAAGAGAAAGTAATTAAGTTACCGGAAGACCCAAACTTTCAATTAGTTGGTGGTCCTCAAGATAAAGGATTCGTTCTCGGTGAAGCTGGCCCTATTTCTCGTCCTCCGGTTCCTTATGAACCTAAGAATTTACCAGCGTTATCTAGCGGGCAAGTACCTGCTATATCAGCCTCTCCTAAAACAATTGAATTAGAGTCAAAAGATTTTTTTAATGTCTCTAATTTAGATGATAAATTAAAGAACGCAGATTTAACTCATCCTGAATCTTTAAAGGCTAAATTACAGCAATATCAGGAAATGGTTGCTGCTAATAAGGGTAAAGTTGCTGCGGGTATAGGCTTGGCTGGTCTTGCTGCAATGAATAGTGGTAATGGAGAAACTCAAGCTTTGAAACAAGGAGCATCAACTGAATCTCCTAATGCAACTGCTCCTTCTGAAGTAGATGTTCCTGAAACTGAACAAGAAAAATTAATCAAAAGAGAAATTCAAAAGCTTTCAGTTCCATCTGCTATTGAACGTCAAGTGGAGTCTGATCAACCAACAGTTGTTGATTTTGGAAGTGCTCCTTCTATTGCTTCATTAGAGCGTTTACAGCAAATTCAAGATCGAGCTAATCTTTTAAATACTTTAGCTGGATTTAGGGATTCCTCTGTAACTTCTTATGATATTGCCGGGATTCAACGTCCAGCAGGCGCTAATTTTGGGTCTGAGGGTAATGCCTTTAGACAACAGGCTAATAATTTAATCAGTCAATATAAAGACCAAGTTCAATTTGAAAAAGAAGATCCTAAAAGCGCTCAATCTGAAGGTTATAGACAACTAGCCAAATCTATGGGCTTTGAAATTAAAGGAAATGCTTCAGCTGCTGATATCGAGCGTCAACTTCCTCAATTAGCTAATATTTATAATCAGAAAAATTCTCAAAAAGAGCGCAGAGAAATGGCAGCTGAAAATCGTGCAGCTCGTTTACAAGAGATGCAAATGCGTTTAGCTGGCACTCAAGATGCTAAAAAAGAAAAACAGAAGATTAAAGCTCTAGACGATTATTCTAAGGCTGCTGATAAAGAATATCTATCTCTTAAAAAGATGGAAAATGCAGTAGCTACTATGAGTTATAATGATTTTGAAAAGGGCGGTCCTCAAGACGTTGCTGCTCTTTATAGCTTTATCCGCGCATTAGATCCTGAATCTGTAGTAAGAGAAGGCGAAATTGCACTAGCTCGTGCTGGTATGTCTTGGCCTCAGCAGCTTAAGGGCGCTATCCTAAATAGAAGTCAGGGTGGTATGATGGATCCTAGCTACCGTAAACAGATGTTTACGATTGCTAAGCATATGGCTGAACGCGGTACTGCTCAGTATAACGAACTTCTAATGGGTAAGCGTGAGCGTTTAAAGAAGTCATTTGGTGCTTCTGATGAAGAAATTGAAATGGTAGATCCATATCTTTTCCGTCAAAAGACTAGGGAGAATGCTAAAACTCCTCCTAGTGGACCAGTTGGTAAAAGTGGATTAACTCCAGAACAACGTAAAGCTAGAATTGAAGAACTTAAAGCTAAGAAAGCAATGGAGCAATAATGCCTTTATCTACTGATGAAGAATTAGAATTACTTCAACTTGAAGAAGAAGAGTATCAAGATCAGCTTCGTAAACAGCAGATTCAACCTCCGTCTTTTTCTATTCCATTCGTTAGTCCTGAAATTGGTAAAGCACTTCAAGGTGGTTCTCAAGGATTCGTTGAAGCTGCTCCAGCAATGGCTGCAGGCGCTGCTCAAGGCGCTACAATGGGCTTTTCCGACGAATTAGGTGCTGGGGTTGATGTTGGCGCGGATCTCCTAACTGGGAAATCTGATATGCTCAGTGTTCCTGATAAATGGCGTCAATATCAGAAATTACGTGAAGCTGCTAATAAGAAATTAGCTGAAGAATCTCCTCTTGCTTATATGGGCGGAGAGGTTGCCGGTGGATTAGCTACAGTTCCTCTTATGCCTAGTTTAGGCGGTGCTAAGCTAGTTGGTGCCGCTGGTAAATTATCTCCAGCTGCCGCTAGATTTTTAGCTGGTCAAGCTGGTGGTACTGCTGGTAAAATCGCCGGTAAGGGTGTTGCTAGTGCTATAGAAGCTGCTCCAGTTGGTGCTCTATATGGGGCGTGGTCTTCCGAGGCGGATATCTCTCGTCCAGCTGAATTGGCTATGGATATAGTATCCGGTGCTGGAATGGCTTCTGGTGCAGGTCTTCTTTTAGGCGCAGGTGCGGTTGGTGGAAAAGCTTTAATTGAAGGTGCTTCAGATATTCCTAAGAAATTCGACTTTACCCGTAAGCTAGGTGAAGCTTATGAAATGGGTAAAGAAGGTGTTCATTTTGATACTTCTGCCGGTAAAGCTAAAGTTGCTAAGCTTTCTCAAGAAATTCCAAGTACAATTACCGACGAAATTTTAGCCGCTGATAAGGCTTTAGGTGAAGCTGTCGGTGCTTCCTTAGAAAATTCTACTAAGCGCATCAATATAGATCCTGAAATTAAAGCCGCTTCAGATGATCTATTTCAGATCTTTGCTGATAATCCTGTATTATTACAGACTGTTGATCCTAAATCTAAAGCTCTATTAATGAAGTTAGCTCCAGAAGCTCGCGGAGATTTAACTCCAGTTGAAGCTAGAGCTTTAAAAGATACCTTTTATGATCTTTCTGATCGTTTACAAGGTATGTCTAGTGACGTAGCTAATATTGCCCGTCAGAAGGGATTACAATTAGGTAAATCTCTAGATGTTGCTCTTAAGCGTGAAATTCCTGAATACGCCCAAGCTGCTTCTAAGTTCGCCCAATTTAGAGAGATGGTTCCTGAAGTTGCCCTTCAACCGGGATTACCTGCCGACAAGCGTACAAAGATGCTTGGTAGCCTTAAACATCGTGAAACTGAGCTTTATAAAGGACTAAAGGATGTTTTTGGTAAGGCTCGTATGCCTGGTGCTCCTACTGTAGAAGGTTCTAGAGCTGGATTAGAGGAGATGATCGTTAATCTCAAGAACATTGAAGCCTCTAGTCCAGAAGCTGTTAAAGCTTTAGGTGGAACTGCTGAACAAGTTGGCAGTAAATGGTCTAAATTAGCCGATAGAATGGCCGTTCTTCGTCAAGCTCAAGGTATTGAACCTCATGAAAGTCTATCTAGAACCATGTGGGGTCAGATTGTGGGTTCTGGTGAAGGCACTGGATACAATTTAGCTCAAAAGGCTGGTCAAATTGTAACTTCTAAACCTGCTGAATTAACTAAGAAAGTGTTTAGTTATCCATTTGATAAACTACAAGGTGTAGCTCAGAAGCTTAAAACTTCTAATGTTAAAGGTGCAGCTTTATATGGAGAGAAGTTAGAGCAGGCTTTAGCTAATAAGAATGAAAGCGCTAAGAATGCTGTTCTATTTGCACTAATGCAGGATCCAGATTATCGTGAGTTCTTAAGTGAAAATGAGGAAAACAAGTAATGCATCCATTTAAATTTCTTAAAGGTATGCGAGCTACCCCGGATATTGAAGATCAACCTTATCCAGAGGCTGCTCAAGATGCCGCTCGTAATTATGCGGATTTAAGTGCTAAACGTCGTGAACGTGCGCCGTTAGAAAGCTTACCTCCTGAAGGACTTGTGTTAAAAAGTGAACCTAACTTAAATATATTAGAATCAGATCCTGGGGTAAGACAATTAAGTCCAGGAGAAGTTGAAGCTGAACGTAAAGTTAGTGAATTATCGCCTGAAGAAGTAGCAGAATTACTTAGATTGATGAAATAATTATGGATAAAACAGAATTAGTTATAGAAATTATTGAAAAAGTTCATGATAATGTACAGCGAGTTGAGGCTAAGCTAGATGCTATGGCGGAAGAGCAAACTCGTCAGAATGTTGTAGTTGAACGTCATGAACAACGTTCTACTACTGCTGAAAAACGTATGGAATTATTTGAACTTGAAGTTAGTTCTAGATTATCTCAATTAGAAAAAGATTCTCAATTTGCTAGAAATGCCGTAGTTATTATATCTGCTTTAGGTGGATTAACCCTTTTCGTTATGCAGATTATTCCTTTTTTTGTTCATTAATTAAATTACTTTCAAGCTTTTCTTCGTCTTTTTCAAGCTCATCTGCTAGCCATTCGATCGCTTCTCTAGCGTCTTTTTCATCCATTTTGGAGATTAAATAATCTTCATATTCTTTATTTTGAGATTCTTCTTCTAAATCTTCATACGGTAATAATTGTTTTGAAGCTTTAGCTCTAGTTAATATATCCCGATTTCGAGCATTATTCCTATCATAACAATCTTTTTTAAGTTTTTTGTTCTTATGAAAGTTTTTTCTAGGGTTTTTTGTATCTAGGTCTGCAGATACATACTCTTTATTAAACTTATTAAGCCAATCTAACTCTTCTGGGCTTAGTTTGTGTAGATAATCTTGATCGTATAGGTCATAACGAGTTTTAAGATTGAGCCTTGGTTCTAGATTTGGTCTTTCGCTTTCGCTTCTTCGGTTTTTTCTTTTCTTTTTCATACTCTTTTTGCATCCTTTCTAGTTGACCTATTTGAAAGAAGTTCTGTATATTATCGGTAACTCCATATAATATACCTTTTTTGGTCTTCTTAGTTGGTAAATATAATTGACAATAGATAAAGAACGTCGGTTTACTGAAATGTTTGCTGGAATGATTAGCTAAACCAGTTGCATAACAGAATTTATCGTATATAAAATATAATATTTCCTGATGAATCCAGAAATTACCCTTATCTAATGCATGAAATTTAAGGAAATTTTCAAAGTGCTTAGCCCATGCTTTACTATTAATTCTAATATTCCTATTAGAAAAGTATTTATAGGCTGAGTGGGTTAACTTAATTGCGTTTTGATTAATTAAGTATCCTGCGCTCCCGGATACTTGACAACTTTCAAAGTAATTCCTCATTTTATTGAGGAATACCATCTTTTTTAAAGGATTTTGACTCCATGCTTTATAAATTAGATATAAAGTATGTTGTTTAATCTTCTCATTTCCGGGTTCAATAGTAAACGTTGCTATAAAGTTTAGAACGTCATCTTCAAATTGAACTGGTTCGTCTGTTTTAACTTCAGTTTCTTCTAATAGCTTTAGAAGTTCGTCAGTTTCCAGAGTATGAGCAGATTGTTTGAGCTTATTTTCGGAGTTGTCCTGCACCGTACACCGCTAATCCGGCAATGCCTATTCCTAATACAAAGTAACCAATCTTGGTCCATTCGCTCATATCTCGTTGATCGTTTAATGTCTCGGTCAACTTGATATTTTGATTAAGAAGTAGGTCTTTTTGATTAGATAGAATAACTTCATTGTTTTTATATAGATCTACAGACTTCCTATAAGATGCATTCTCTTTTTCAAACGCATCTCGTTCAATCAATTGATCTTTAATGCGTTCGGCTTGTTCTTTATCTAGTAAAGTACCCTCATTGAACTCTTTAGTAACTACGTCGCCAGTATGTACTTTGATTGCGTTACCGGCATAAGCCGGTTGAGCCAGAATGAGTAATAGAGTTAGTATTTTTTTCATAGATATTCTCCATAAATTTTAGTCCATTCATATACTGGATCTAGAACATAACCTGTTTCTTCATCTGGTACTGAGCATTTAAGATGACGATCTAATCTACATTTTAAGATACGATCGCGTTCTTTTTTAGGAAGGTGATGTAAGCTTTTACCATCTAAATCACATGGATATTGTTCAATGCACCGTCCATATTCTTCAGTATCTTGGTCAGCGTTTGCGGAGAAAGTCAGTAGCATCAGAGCTATCATCAGCTTTTGCATCTTCAGCTTCCTTTCTAATCTCTTCACGTTTAACTTCTTCAGCTTGTAATTGACCGTCATTTGATGCTTTTTGCTTATCGCCTTTATTAAGTTCATCTAGAACTTCTTTATTATCGGCGATAGCTTCGGCTTCTTTACGCTTTTGACGTTCAAATAAGAAGGCTAGCGACAAAATCGCCACTAGCCCACCTATAATCAATTGTATATTACTTTTGATTTTTTCGAGCATTACGCTGCCAGAGGTTGGTATGTGGAGAGATAAGCTTATATACTAGACCATTACCTTCTTCAGGGGGAGTGTCTTCTGTAAGAATTTCTTCGGTCTGATCGGGATATGCAGCTACATTAAGGTTGATAATAGAATCGGTGAGCTTTTTATTTACAGCGTCTTCAGAATCGATCCAGAGTTCATATGCTACAAGTTTTTCGTACTCTTCTAAAGATAGAGAGCTACGATTAACGATATTAGCTACCATTTTGTCTGTATAGCGGTTAATTGTATTTAGAAGACTAAGCATATTAGGTACTTGACCTTGTACGCCTGCTGATGCTGGGTGATACATTAAAATAGCTCTATCGAGCATATAACGCTGTTTACCATATGAATGGATCATAGCTGCCATAGATGCGCATAGACGAGTACATACGGTATGTACAGGAGCGCTAGATGCTTCCATTTCGCTAATAAGCGTTGCACCATCTAGAACAGAACCGCCAGGGCTATCTAGAAGAAGCCAGATTGGTTCATTAGACTCTTTTTGGAGACGTTTAATTTCATTAGAAAGAAACTGAGAAGTTCCAAAATCTACTTCATTTACAAGATAAAGTACTCGCTTTGGATTTACTACAGCCTTTACGATCTTCTTTTCAGCTGAAAACGGAGCTTCAGTCTTTTTAAGACGAGCATCTGTAATATTACCAGGAACGGTTGCTGAATTTACTACAACTTCGCTGGTGGAGGTTGGAGCAGATTTATTAAATGGATCTACAGTAAATACTGCAGCGCCGGTTGTAACAGCGGCAAGCGCTGCTAATACTAATAGTTTCATTAATTACCTTTCATTGTTTTTATTAAAAAGAAGCGAATGCCTCTTTTGAGTCTATATTACTATACTATAGGGTATAATAAATGTCAAGTCTTTTTTGCTTGTTTTTTCTTCTCACGATACATTTTTCTTAGAGTAATCTCTGTATCGGTCTTGATATCATGGCAGGAGGTACAAATGATCTGAAATCCGCTAGCTGGTACGAACATACGTTTAATATATAACGTCCAATCTAATCCATCCCATCCTTCAATAGGTACTACAGGATCGATATGATCTGCTTTAAATTCGCCGTTTTTCATTTCGCAACCACACATGGCACATTCGTAGATGCCTCTGGATTTACGGGCTGCTTTAATAGCATCTGATCTAAACTTCCAGCGATAGCTAGCTGATCTAAGTTTTGGAATTAAAAAGCGTTTTAGCTCTTTATTTAATTCGTCCTGACTTATATCCACAGTGTTCACAGCGTTCAAATCGTCTTCCTGCGATTTCAATCTCTCGGAATCCGCCGCTGCGGGAACATTCGGGACATTCTCGTTCTCTTCGTTCTTCTTTTTTCTTGCCACGGGTATGAACCTCTTCTAGGGCTTCTTCATACTCCTCTTTATGAATACCTTTACTTAATTTTTTTAACTGTTTCATCAGAGAGCGATTAATTGATTTTAGCTCTCTAACTTCTTTTTCGAGTCGCTCTATTTCGTTTTCTTCTCGCTTAGCTTTTTTACCGACCGCTACTCCCATATCCGCCTGTACCTCTTTCACTATCGCTTAATTCTTTAGTTTCAACTAATTCAATTTTTGGGTAAGGTATAATTAATAATTGCCCAATTCGATCACCTAATAGATATTCATCGTATTTTTTTTCTCCCATTAAGTAGTGGCCTTCTGTGTGTTTGAATTTAAACATTAATTCGCCACGATAGCCGGAATCTATAACTCCCACGTGATTAGTTAAGGATAAATCGTATTTAGATAAACTAGAACGAGGAAAGAGTAAACCGACATATCCTTCAGGAATTTCAATGGCAAGTCCAGTACCGTATACAATATTATCGCCTTCGTAACATTTACTAGTCGCAGTAAGATCTAATCCCGCATCTCCAGGTTTAGAGTATTTAGGAATTACTGCTTTTTCATGTAGTTTTTTAACCTTTACTTTAAAATTCGTTGGATTTGTATAAATAGTGGCCATTACTTTACTTCCCTTAATTTTTTCTTTTGTTCTTTAGTTAATTGATTTATCTTGGATTTGTGTGGTTTACCGCAATTCGAGCATTTATATCTTTGAAATACTCCTGAATTTGTTGCGGTTAATCCCTTTTTAATAAGCTTAGTTTCACCGCAGCTGCATACGTGTTCACCTTCGTTAAATACGGAAAAGTTAATTGAACTATCCCAAGCTTTTAATTTATCATATACATCCTGAAGAGTCAGAACGTCTTGGCGATTATATGCTTCCATTTCTTTAAATGCTTCTTTATTTCGTTTTAAGCATTCTTTCCAAAGTTCAACGCCTGGAAATACTTTAGATTTAGTTTTTCGTTGTTTACAACCTAAGAATTTTGCTAGGTATTCTAGTTTATTGGAAGTAAAGTCAAAGTGTTTTTTAGCAATTTTAAGTGTATCAATTGTACGATAATCTATGCCTTTAATTAATGGTTCTAGATTATGGAATTGAATTCGGGTATTAATTCGTTTAATGTCGAAACGATCACCATTATGTCCAATAATAATATCGGCTTGCTCCATTAGCGCTCTTAGTGGGATTAGAATTTTCTTTTCATTTTCTAGATCTTTAGCATTGCGTTGGTCCATATACATAACTTTATCCTGATCGTACCACTTAGCACTCCAGGAAAGTAGGAACCAATCCCCATCCAACATAGATGTTCCACCCTGTTCTTCAAATAATCGCCAGAAGTATCCAGTTAAGGGCGCAGTTTCAATGTCGAGTAAAAGTATCTTGGGTCGTTTCATTCTTGTCCTTTATTGAAATAGTCCATCTAGATAAGGTATTATATGTTCAAGTCCTAATACTTGATTTTCGGTTAAGTCTAGATTAAATTCATGGCTAAATGCATGAAATACTTCATGTATATAGGTTTCAACTGTTAATTTAGGGCTCATTCCCATTTTTATTGTAATGATTTTATTATCTAGATCAGTAATCCCATATAAGTGATTACCTTTAGTATCTAATATCTCTTTTTGCCAGGTAACTTCATAATGAACTTTAGGGGCAATTTGTACCCTTGCTGGAATAGCTTTTAATTTCTTTTTCCAGTTTGTTGCCATTACTTATACCGCTTCCCTTTAGAATCTACAATAGCTTTATTCTGTTCTAGAAATACTTCTAAGAACATTCGCTCTTCTTTTAAAGTTGTTAAAATATGAGCTACAGGTCTATATTTCTCATAATTCCGCAGAGCTGCTTCTGATGCATCTACTAATTTAAGGATTTTCTCAAGATCCTTAACGAATATCTTAGCTTTACGGAGATCTGATAGGCTATGTAACGTCATCTAGTTCTTCTAGTGTTTCATTAGAAACGTCGAATAGATCTATTTCATCGTTTATAATCGCTGTAATCTCTTCCTCAATGCGTTGTTGTTCTTTCTTACCCCGGCGTGGAGAAATCTTAGAAACCTGTTCATTGAGCATTTCTGAGCGTTTATTGAGCATCATCTCTGCCCAGTTTACGCCTGAATCTTGCCAATTTACAAAATCTATATGGCTATATAATGCAAAATGTCGTTTATTTTGTTTATTAAGATAATAAGTCATTAACGATTTAATCCGAACGCGCCATTAGATTCTTTAAATGCTCGATTATATTCTTCAATTTCCTTAGTGATTTCTTTAAGCGCGGTTTCTAGGGTTTTTTCGTGGATAACTGAACGAATGAGTGCTTCCTTGAGATGGGCTGGAGAGAGCGCATCGGCAGATTTAGTTGCCAATACATTTTGTTCAGTAGGTGAGAGTTCTCGTTTAACGAAGAACTCCATAAGTTTAATTCGGGCTTCTTTTGGGGGATACCCGGCGCGGATTTTGTCATCAAATCTTCCTGGTCGGTTCGTTAAACTTCCCATTAATACTTCGGGAAAGTTAGTAGTAGCAATAATAAGTGTTGGAATCTTAAGAGTTTTTTCATTATTATCAAGTAATGATAGTAGACCGGCGTCTGCTCCTCGGCGTACTTCTTCCATCTCAACACCACCTACGTCTTCCATAATTAAAATTAGTCGAGAAACGCCTTCGTAGTGAAAACTCTTAATAAAGTCTTTAACTTGAAAAGCTTCATATTTTTCGGTAGGATAGATGATTACAGCAGTTTCACCTAGATTAGAGTATTTATTAGCTAATTTAGCGATTGCAGTAGATTTACCGGATCCGGGAGGTCCGAATACGAGCATTTTACGAGTAGCTACATCGAATCCTAGATCTTTATATTTATGTACATTTCTAAAGAAGCAGTCAGCTTTATCTTCGATTTCTTTAGTATTAACAAATTCTTCTAGAATACTATCGCTAGTGAACTTCGTTTTTTCTAGGAAAAGTCCCATCATATTACTAGATACAGTATAAATACCGGGAGTTACTTTAAATGGTTCTGGTTCTTTATTTTCTTCTACGTAAGTTAATTGAACAAATTTGCCCTCATTGGTGAGTGTACTATAGTCACTCTCAGGAATCTCTTGATTTAGTTCAATATTATTAAGATCTGTAATTTGTTTTACTATGAATTTTCCTGCCATTCTAATCTCCTAGAATAATACTATAACCTATATCTAGCTATTTGTCAATTACTAATCGTATTGTTTAAATCCTTTACCTAGTTTTTTACCATGGTTAGGATCTTTTTTATTCTTTTCAACACATTCGTAACAAGGATTCATTAATAAACTTCCCGATGCGGTATATCGTTTATTACATTGTATACATGTCATTATTTCGCCTGGCTTAAGCTTAATAGAAGTCATAGAATCGTTCTAATTCTTTAAATGCTAATGTTATTAATTTAGGTTGAAAGTAGAATAGATATCCATTACTAGCTTCTCCCCAGTATGTATGACGACATTCTCTAAGAGAAGCGCTTGGTCCTTCTCCGTGACATATTAATGCGCCTTTAGCCTCACTTCCATCACAATTTGAGGTAGCGAATGTTAACACGGCAAATTTCATCCAACCGCTGTATTTAACCCCTTTATCATATGGATCTGAATCATTGATAATTAACCAACCTAGTTCATCTAATGGAACTACTTCGTACTTTTGTTTAGCTTTATCGATATCGTATAGAGTATCGTCATTAATTAGTGAAGGTTCTCCTTCTAACCATTTAAGTTCATAACTCATTTGTTTAAACAATCACTACAAAGTACAGATTTAATTTCAGAAAGGTTACCAAATTCTTTTTCCGATATATAAACCTCTTCATTACATTTTCTACAATGAAAAATACCTTCTTCTTCCTGTTCTTTAGGTTTTTTATACCTATTATCAAACTCCGGTTTATTTTTATAAATCCATAACGCCATGGCTAATCCGGCCATTGCATTTCCAAGATGTATACATTGCGTCTCTTCATCAATATCCTGACCATCTAGAAACTGATAGATATGACGTAGCGATGCTGCTAGTGGTCTAGAAATATCCATGCCATTTCTGAAGTTATAACGTGAGTATTTTTTAGCTCCGAAGGTTAATGCTTTAGCCATTTCGAAGATAGCTTCTGTTGGAACTAGCGATAGATCGGGTTTATCGCCATCGTTTTTTACGCCAACTTCTTTTTTATCCATTCTTTAATTGCCTTTCTAATGCTTCATTAAGACGCTTAATTAAATCTTTATATTCAGCATTTTCAGCTTCAAGCTTTTCAATATACTCTTGATCTTTTAATACAAGTCGAATTTTTTGTTCTAGTTTAACTGTATACTTGTCTCTATCTCGTTCCCATCCGCCAGTTAATACTGGTTCAGTTTTTTCAACTACTAATAGTCCTCTAGTGATTAATTCTCCTAGTTGCTCTAGAATAAGATTCTCTTGTTGTTTAGCTATATCAGTGATAACTTCTTGTAACATTTTATTCGTTGCGTCTATCATTTAATGTTTCCATTAATATGTTTAGTTATACAATTATGTGTTTGTAGTGAAATAACTGAGGCATCTGTTACGTTATGTCCACATTTCCATATTTTTTCAAAACAATGAGTTGAAGCTCCAGCTTGGGTCATATACATACTTTGTTCAAAATTACGTCCAGGACCTTCACAATATGTAGTTATAGCTACTATAAGTTGTAATGCTTCAATATTATCCATTTAATAATACCTCTAGATCTTTTTTATTACGTTTAAGCTTAAAGTTTTTAAATAGAGTATCGCAATCTAATATGCTTTCGAATACCCATATAGTATCGTAGCAATTCTGAAGCAATTTGTCAACGTTATAATTACCATCGAATTGTTCAGCTAGCTTAAGGTTATCGTCTTTATCGAAATATAGCCAGCAACGGTCACCTTCTACAATTTCAGTTCCTTCAATAGCATCTCGTATTTTAGATTCGTTTGTACGTTGGGAATTGAGTGTCTTTTCGCTAATAGTTTTACGGGATGACCAACGTTTAATGTCTTTTACATTACAAGCTTCTTTAATATATTCATGGTATATATCCTGAAAATCATTTTTATTATCCAAGATTGATTGAATAATACGATTAATCATTTCTTTCATCGCAGGGGATTTTGAAGTGGCTTTTAATGCACTACCTTTGATTTTAACTTTATCTTTTTGAGTTTGAGTGATATAGTTCTTTGCTTTTAAAACTACTACTTTTTTATAATATCCGTCATCTTCCCATGATATAGTTGATGGAAATAAGGCGTTTAGTTGTTCAAGATACTTCTTTTGTTCTTCTTCTGAGAACGGTGAACCATCTGGTTTACATATCGTAATACTGTCTGTATCTGCGTTTACTAATTTAAAGGTCATCGTGCGCCGTAGCTTCCCAAATAAACTTTTCTTTAGTTGCCCATTCGATCGCGGTTGTTAGAATTTCTCTTCCCTTAGCGGTAATAAAATCTGCAGCTTCTCTACAATTAAAATGTAATCCGCTAGCTCCTAAAAATCCATACCCTGAGTTAATAACAATTTTCTGAGCGTTCTGTAATCCTTCGTAATAAGGATCCCCGGTTTCTTTAGCTAGTCTTTTATTCTTTAGTCGTTCTTCGGTTAGCTTTTCTATAATCTTGAGGAAGTTTCCATTAGGATCTTTATCTTGATCATATACTTTATATGTTAAGATAATAGATGGATAAAGAGATGCTACGTCCCATTTTAAGCAATTATTATATACACCGGGATTACCCAGTGAAATAGCTCCAGGGAACTTTTCCATAGGATCCGGTTTAGGAATACTATGACCATCCTGAAGGTAACTTCGGATCATCATAACGTTGATTTGTGAACCTGTTGCAGATTCAACCATCGCTTGAAAAGGTTTAGGAATTGATTGTGTTAGATAGAATGTGGCAGGTGCGGTAAGATCGTATACAGCTAATGCATCATCTGCATCGTGTATACAGTATTCTTTAATCTTTTCCCACTCGGTTGGATTGGTGTAATTAAATCGAATTTGAGAGCTGTCATAATGGACTCGATCTTTTTTCTCTAGCCCTTCAGCTTTAATAATTTGCTTTAGTCCGTAGCTTTCATACTTTTTAGCGACAATATCGTGCTTAATGGCTAGGAAGTATGTATCAATAACTTCTCTACCGTAGACTTTTACTTTGTGGTATTCTTGTTCACGGCTACCGTCAATTCGAAATTTAGAAGGTTTTTCTGAAATATATAACGGAGAATCATCTCGTCCTAGTTTTAATTCTACTCCCTCTTTTTGAGCGATATAATTAATATAAGGTAAATCGAAACTATAACCGTTATGGGCGCAGATTATCGCCGGATTACAAGTTTTTACCCATTTAGCCCAAGCGATAAGCATTTCGCCTTGTGAATTATAATCATCATAGGCAAATAACTTTCTTTCTACTTTTCCTTGGTTTCGATATGTATTGGATATAAGTAGAACTTTTGAATCGTTATTATGAAATAATCCAGTAGATTCAATATCAAATGATAGGATTGAAGGCTCGGTATGCTTCATTCCCTTGAAATAAGTGATTCCATCCTTAATTAATAGTGCTTCTTTTTCATTAAAGCAGGCATACAGATCGGTTCTTCGTCGTCTGAGATCTTGAATACACTTATTCCACTCATCTTTCTTCGAAAACTGTAATCCGTACTTGTAATACAGATTTCCGCCCAGTTTAACCGATCCTCTAATAGGTGTAGGTACAAGGACATAGAAGCGATTTTTGATGATTTTTTCAGTAACTTCGCCATTATTTTCAATAAATAGGGTCGCTTGGTGATCTTTTATCTCCACGCTGACGACCTTTTCGGTTTTGTCCTTGCCGTTTACGAGCTTCTCTATCTCGTTCATTTTGTCGCCTACGCCATTCAATTTCGCGTTCACAGTCTGGTCTATGGGGTTTGTGTTGGTCGGTTCCACAACAGATTCGCATTGACATAATTAACGATATTTAGCACCATTTTCAACTTCTTGATTAATGAATTCACTAATCATGAATTGAACGAATGCTTTCCTTCCTTCATCAGAATCATCGAAATAATCAATAACTCCTTTAGTTTTATTAGAAGCGGTTACACCATATTGATCTTTAGTTAGAACGATTTCAATGTTTTTATTCATTATATAAATATAGCTTAATTTGATGATTTTGTCAACTGTTTCAATTGTAATTCTTCTTATCTTCTGGGTCGGGTAAATCTTCAAGAGCTTCAACTAGCGGATCTTTTACATCAACAATACCAATATGTTTAATAGTGCTAATAGGTAATGCCTGATTAACACTTTCACCATCTGGTCCTAGATATACGAACCTATCGTCACAATCCATTACAAATCCAGCTACGGTCATAGGAACTCGTAATTCTTGTGGTCCATCGTCTGTAATTGATATAGATTGAGTAATTTCGAAATCTTGAACGATTTCAACAAATTCTCCCACGAATGTTTCAAAGAATATATTATTTGGTTTCTTCATGATACTCCTCTATGTGCGTAACGTTTGTCCAAGGAATAAATAACTCTTTTTTATCAGTTATAAACGAACATCCATAAGTAAAAGCATTATAGTAATCAGTTATATAATAACGCAAATCTGCATGACCTGAATATATAATATGAATTTTATATTTCATTTTAACCTATCCATTTTGGTGTACGGCCGTCATTAAAATACATGCACTTACATGTATTCCCTGTATAATCTCCATTAAAATCTGTACCAGTTAAAACATTACAAACATATCTAATGTCATCATCGCATTCCCATTGGCCAGCTGACCGATTAAGTTTCCATTTACCGCCGAATCTTTGTTCTAAAGATTTTACATATGAGGTAGCTTTGACTTTTTTATTCTTCATCCCACTTATGCTCAACTGGTCCATGTTTGGTTCCTCCGTTATACGTATCTTCTACCATTTTACAGTTAGTTAGAGGGGGTTTCATTCCTAAATCTTCTAATTGATTAAGTAGTTCCTCTGCTCTTAATTCAGCATTAGCATCGCCAAATTTAATATCATATGAATAATCAATAAAGTAATCTGAAATAATATCAATTATTTGACTACGCTTCATCTTCAGGATCCCATGCTGTAACATTATATGTCATTTCACCAGAATCTAATAATTTAAAACTTCTCGCTTCATTTGTCGGTGGATTCATTCCGGCTTCTTCTAATTGGTCTAGAAGTTCTTTTGCAGCTTCTAGCGATGCTTTATGGTTCCATTCTCCGGGTAGAGAGCATTTATCTATTAGAGTTGCAAATTTATTAATCATTTCACTTCTTTTCATACGATCTCCCTAATTCTTCACCAGCATCGAACCTTTGTTTCATGAAATTATAAGCTAAATCTGTCCAAGCTTTTTGAAATTCATATGAAACTTCTTGTCCAGTTTGTTCTTTAATATCCTTAATAATAACATGAATAAGTATACTAGCGAATGCTGCATTTGGTTCCATTATTCCCAGCCACTTTCTGATTTAGCATTGCTTTCAGCAGCTTTCTTCTGCTCTAATAGGTAATTCAATTCCGCTTCTTCTTCTTCAGTTACTTCTCGGATTTCTCCGCGTTTTCCTGACCAGGCGAAGTTAAACATTCCAAGCTCTCCAAGGTCGTTCTTGAGGATCGCCATTTGTAGAAACTTGTCTTTGTCAACGGTTTCCGGGGTAAAGAATGGTCGCCAGATAGAGACAATACTACGAAAGGATTGGTATAAGAAGCTTGATCCTTTAATAGCTGTGTAACTCTTAATTGGCTTGTCGGGTCCACTCCCCAGACTGAATTTGTTAGGCTGTACAAGGGTAACCATTGCAACGTTGAAGTCATTTACTACGTCCTGGAGCTGTCCTGCGATATCTTTTGAAGCTGCTGTATCTTCTGACTTATCTGAGTTAACTCGTTCGAAATAATCGAGCATAACGAGTTTAACTTTTTTCCCGGTTTCAGCTTCGACCTCCTCAATATATTCCCTAATGTTACCAACTGTAGGGCAACTTCTGTCGTAAAACCAGACGTTTGCATAATCTTCTTTGATTTTCTTGGTAATTTCTTCGATTTCTCCTGCTTGGACTTTTGCATATAGCTCTCCTCTGCTTAATCCGGTAGTTTTGTATAGTAGTTTTTCAAATAAACGATTTCTATGCATGTCTAGACTAGCAAATACAGATACAATTCCAGCTTTACTGGTATTCTTAAGGATTTCTAGAGCCAATGCAGTTTTACCGGAGCTAGCAGCGCCTACAATCCCTAAATTCATTCCGATAGTAATCGGCATTGCCTGATCTAGACAAGGAATTCCGGTTAGAATCGTATTTTCTTCAATATTTTCAACGAAATTCTTAAATTCGTCTTGAATATCTTGAATACGTCGAGCTTTAGTTTCTTCTTCCTTCTTAACTTCGAATCCCATTCGTTCACAATAGGATTTTAACCAAGGGTTAGTCTGTGGGGAGTATTGTCCACCTTCCCAGTTATCAGAATATACAGACTTATCGATGATATTCTCGTATAACTCGTCTTTAGGAAATTCATCGGATCCGCTTCGAGCTGCTTGCTTTTTCATTGCAGCTTTACAGATATAGTAAGCTGTATCTTTGTCGTATCCTAGACCTCTACAGGTAGCAGCGATTACCATTAGAGCGTTGTGACGTTCGCCAGGTTCAAAGAAACCGCTAGCTAGTGCCCACTTGTAATTCTTCCAACCTTTAGGAAGACGTTCTAGAGCTTCTTCTAAATCTCCAGTAATTTCAACCTTTTCTTTTTTCTTTTGAGGTATGATGAATAGATCGTCTTGAAGCGCTACAGGTTTAATTTTCTGGGTATAACCGGCAACGTGTTTAATTGTCTTAGAAGTATTTAGAATATCCTCTAGTGGCCATTCATCTAGCTCATATACTTTTAGTGGTAGTTTTAAATTGCCGGATTTATTATGACGAGTATAATCAATACGTACAATACGATTAGGATCGCTTACAACATGATCGAACGTTTTAAGATCGCCAGCTAATTTTTGTACTGCTGCTTTGAATTGTTCGTTAGAGATGCGTTTATTGAGCTTAATTTCAACGGAGAACCCCTTTGACCCCGTGAATGCTGCGTGGATATCATCCGGGTCTACTCCACGATCTACGAGCCGTTGTGCAAGCGTGAGTGCATCTTTACGAGCGGCTTCAAGATCATTTTTCGAGTCGAAGTCGAAATAAAGCTTGTCAGTAGTAGTGTCCTTAATACCGGCTAATGAACCTTTGGTTTCAGCTAGTTTACGTTGAGCTTCGTCGTATTGGAATAGGGAAATGTAGTAATCGCGGTTAATGTCTAAGGTGGGAAGTTCACCGGGGTAGGGAATAAATTTAGGCTTAGAAGAAAGACCTTCTTTAAAAACTTGGTACAATTGCATGTCTCCTCTTTTTCTTATTTAAAATTCGTAATATTCAGAAACTTCTAATAGATGTACTCGTTTAGAATTTGGGCTTACTCGAAATCTATAAAGGAATTCTTTATCGTTAAAGATGAAGTATAGTCGTCTATCATCTTCCATATACATTGCACATAGATATAAACGACGTTGCTTAAGTCGTTCAGTGCTTACTTCTCGTCCAGTTTTCTTACAGTAGTTATCATTTGGATGTACAAATGATTGACCTACTTTAACGTTCAACCGTTGAACTTCTTGAGGTTGAGTTAGAAGATGAATTAATTCTTCTTTAGTGAAGTCTACATCCACCGCGAACGTTTGGTTATGATGTTTATCGTGAAACCACTGGATATTATTTTTATACATTGTTTAACCTTGCAAATTCACCGAAATATTCAATTGCTGCTTTATTATATGCTTTAGCTGCTTCTAGTTCTGAAGAAAATCTTCCTATTGTAATTCTTTTATTTTTAAATCCAATGGCTGCTTTCCATTTATTTTTACTTTTATCCCAATAAACACCTTTAAACTTAGAACTACCTTTTCTTTTTCTACTATTGGCAGCATTCTGCGATTTAGTTGCAACTCTAAGATTACTTTTTCTATTATCTAATTTATTTCCATTAATATGATCAATAAAATTAGATTGATTTAATATTTGTTTATGCATTAAAATATGCTTTGGAGATTTGTCGGGATTATGTCTTGCCGCATATCCGTTTTTATAATACCATTTATATTGATTTAAAAAACTATAATCTTCATTATCGACTAAAGTATAGAAACCTTTTGTTAAATAAATTATCATTAAAAAGGGAGGGCTGGTAGGGGGAGGAGAAACCTTACCATTTAAAGCGATTGCATACCCTCAGAATTGTTATTCTTCTACTAGTTCTACTAGTTCAAATCGTACCCATGAGGGGATCTTTTCAATGCGTTCACGTACAGAGTTTGCTACGTCTTCAGATAGTTTACCTGCAGCTACTGCATCTTCTAGTGATTTAAGTTGATATGCTGGACTCTCTAGTCGGTAGATCTTACCGCTATCTCGCATTTTAATATAATCAACTGCGTTTGGATTCTTCTTTTTAGCTTCATCAGTAGGTTTACAAATAGAACCTACCACTCGGCGTTTCATCTTAGCCATTAGTTACTTTCCTTTCATCTTCGTTCTGTTGTTCGTTGTTACCGTATTCTACGGTAGCATTTTTTGCTGCATCTTGCAAGGCCATTTCGATAATCTGATCTTTATTTTGATTATACGTATGATACATTAGTACCATTTTAGCATCGCCTAATGATTTACCCAATGTAAATGCTGCCTGTTCATCGCCTTCTTTATGTGTATAATCATGTAGTGGATACTCGACTAATGATTTTAATACACGTTTAGAAGCTCGTGCACCTAGTTTATCTACGGCTGCTCTGAATTTTGGAGTCAGTAGTTTAATAACCATTAGTGACATTTCTTCTTCATTCTGAAGGAATGCGTCTAATCGTGCTTTTTCTTCTGCTACTAACTGTTTTTCTACGTCAGCAGGATTATATACCTGCTCAACCGTAGATTTGTCTAGTGCATCTGCAGCTTCCGCTTGTTCTTGTGATACGACTAATTTATCTAGTTTATTTCCCACCGATTAAAATTCCTATTAAAATTGAACTGTCATTAGGTTTACCTGGTTTTCCACCACCGCCGCCAGACATATTATTCCCAACCATCCGAGCTTTCTTTAGGTCCATTACCGCCCGGATTTAGCTGTTCGGCATATGTGGTGCTAGGCTTATTCTTACGGAATGTAGATACTTTAACAGGTTGAGTAGTTACTTCTTCTTTAAGAGAAGATTTAGCTGCGGTAGCTACAGGTTTAACTTCTTTTTCTGTAGCGCTTTTAGGTAGAGGTTGTGAGATTTCTGGGCTGTCTAAGTCAGCTTCTGCCATATCTTCAGTAGGTACGCTAAAGGTTTGGATTAATGCATACTTAAGTGCAGCTGATAGAGCTTTATTAGTTGCTTTATCTCCACTGTCTAGTCCTTCGGCGGGAATTGGACCTACAGTTACATATGAACCATCTTCAGCATAGAAATTATATGCCATATAAATAGTTACGTATTTATCAACACCAGTTTTACCACTACTACGTACTACTTCTTTTAGCTCATGACTTTCATGAGTACAGAAGGGAGTCATGAATACTCCGTGTTTTGTAAGCGCTGGATATAAAGCATTTACGAATTGATCAATACCGCGAAATTTAAAGCCTTGTGCTGTATTTTTTTGATCTTTAGTTACAGCTTTAACATCTCGCATTACATCTGACATTTTTTTATAAATTAGTTTTACTTCTGACATTTTTACCTCTAAATTAACAATTGCCTTCCCTGGCTGGGGGTTCTGATTTATCTTCATCAACTAGTAGATATTGATTTAAATATTGTTTTACGAATTCTTTTTGTTCAAGATGATTAAATACTTCATATCCAATGTGAGATAGAAGCATTACAGTACCAAGTAGCCAATGTTGGCTAAACATAGCTACATAGAATGTAACTACTAATAAAGTACCAAATAAATTCTTTAAAATTCGGTTCACTGAACATTATCTCCCATAAATAATTCTGCTGCTGTCATTTTAAATCGATCAATTACATCTTCACGTACGTCTTTAACTACAGTCTCAACGTTTGCATCTTCTAGGTTAAATGGCACCTTTACTAGAAGGTACTTACCATCTGGGTCTTTAGTTACTGCTAGTGCTACTTTGTTACTCATATATAATTACTATACTCCAATTATTTCTTTTTGTCAAGCTCAGTCATATAATTATCGAAATCGTCTATTGCTTTCTTATTTCTTTTACAAAGTTCAGTTAGTTCATCTTCATTAATTTCTTCCAAGTATCCATCTAACTGTTCACGTTGTTTAATAGATTTATGTTTGTTTTCTTCAACTTTCATACTCATGTGCCTAGTCCTTAGTTTTTTGAGGGGGTTCTTCTTTTCTTTCATTCTTTATAAGTCCTTTATAACTACCATAAGAACATAACTTCTCAAATTCACAGACTTTTCCAAATGCTTTACATGACTTATAATTACATTCAAACTTTTCTTGTTTTATATTATACAATGTTTTTTCAAGTAAGTCAAATGATTTTGCAATTGTCTCTTCTGGGATTTCATCTATTAGAATCTGATAAGTCATTCCTTTTTCTTTTTCGGGGTTCTTAATAAGTACAATATACCCAGCTAGCGTAATCTCTGGAAACTGATCCATGTAGAATGATAACTGTTGACTTTCAACTACTGCTTTCTTTTTGTATTTAGCTGAGGCTGTTTTATTATCGAATAGTACAGTACGTCCATCTTTAAGTTTAGCTATGAAATCTATTACTCCAGTAAATGTATCTTCTTCCTCATTCTTTACTTCAAATTTGTGCTGTACATGTAGAACTTGGTCTATGAGGGGTAGCACTTCTTTAATGTATACATCTAAACATTTTAATCCACGTTCGGTAATATGTTCCCATACCTTCCACTGATCTCCTATATCATCCGGGTCAATGGTATCTTTTAGATCATTTGGAACTTCGTTCTTAAAGAACTCTAGCTTATTTAAACCGCCCCATGCTTTCATGTTCTGTATAAAAATATGCTCAGCTTCTTCTTTGGTCCATTCCTTTTTATCGCGGATTGATTCTAGGATGTAGTTTAAAGCGTTATCGATTGCGCTACCGAATAGTAGGGGAGTTTTTGTAACATCTGCTTTAAGGCGTTCAACGTACTGATAGTAGAATTTCCGAGGACAGAGAATATAAGTATCGAGAGCGCTATTGGAAATCTTCATTTATAATGTCCAAACTCTTCTGGATCTTCTTGAAGGTTATAAGTAGTAATAACTACTTCAATTACTGGCTTATTCAATTTGAGCATTTCCTGCTTCATATTGGCGGATCCTTTAGATTTTCCGTCCCATATAAGCAATAATTCATCCGAATATTCCGCCATTTGCTTATTACGAATAGGTCCCGCAGCTTTACCGTGTTTATCCCATTCAGCTCCAAATTCTCGGTAATTAATACCTTGTGAACCTGAGAATTGTCTACCTAGCCAATCAATTCCCTTAGCTCCTCCACTAATAATTTCGCTAATAGTAGACTTGGGTAATTGTGGTCCGTAAATAGATTGAATTAGCCCTTGTATAAACAATGTGCTGAATTTAAAATGTCTACTACCGGCAACAAGCAGTTTCATTTAATAAACATCCCTTTCAACACACTTAGCTTCAATTTTATCAAACTGTTCGGTAAGTTTCTTCATGATTGGATCTAATGCTTCTTTACATTTATTCATTTCTTTAAATCCAATAGCATCGAATTCGGTATAAACTGACTTACTGTTTGGATTACTAGTCATAACTACAAGCATTAATACGATTTTCATTTGTTCTCCTCTAAAACTTCTTTAGCTAGCGGATGATTTTCATCGAACCCGATCCAATTAGGATAATCATCCATATTAATTCCTAACTCTTTACCTAGACTAATCCATTCACGTTCGAGTTTATCATATTCATAATCTGAGATAATAGGATCATCTTTCATATAGTAATGATACTTATGAGTTAGAAGTTCCTTAGTTAAGTTATTAAATTTAGTTGTTCTGTTCATCCTTTTCAACTCGTTCAAAAAATAATTTAGCGATTGCAATAGCATCGTCCATCTTATTCTCATAGTCCTTTTTAGACTTATCGTTTAGATAGTCGTATGGGATCTTTTTGAGGAAGATTTGTTGAGCTAAATTGTAGAGTAGTTGTTCCTTAGTCATTTACAACTTACCTCTTTATCATTCTCGGCTAGTAAACACTTATGTTGATCTAAGTGATAATCATAATGTAAGTATGTTGCTTTTTTTAAGCACTTACTAGTTTTACTACAGATTTCAGCCCAGTTTTTAGAAACTAGGTTTTTACTTGTAATTTCTCTAATTATTTGTTGAGTAATACGAAATTCTATATGATTTTTATAGAACTCTTCGCTTTCTTCTAAGGAAGCATTTTTTAACGGACTACATCCAACTGATAAGAAACTTAATAATATTAATAATTTACGCATTTCTTTTAAACTCTCCTGAATCTGGATGAATCCATACAATTGACTTAATAATACGATTAGCTTCTAATAGATCATCTACACATAGTTCTGGTTTGCTAATGATCATATCTGGTAAATCTTCTAGTTTAAGGTTTTTAATAACATGTTCTGCCCAGTTAGACCCCGCTGCAGACCATACAACTACTCCGTATCCTTGAAGTTTTAATTGTTGAACGAACTTAATATTACGTTTATGTGGTAAAAATGGAAATCGTCTAGTATCATCAGTAATCCAGATAATTTCATCCTCCGTATGACGATACTTTTCTGGCTCCCATAATACTAAAGTATCGTCTACGTCTACATAGACGACCTTATCTTTATTTAGTTTTGTATACATTATAGCTCAATTATCCTCGGTTCATTAGCTACTTCATAATCTTCATTACAAAGAGCAGAATTAGAATACCATACTTCGTTCTTATAGTCAAGCCCGTACGACCAATGTATATGGCCGAATAAATGAGCTTTAAGATTCGGTAGTTCTTTTAGTGCTAAGCTTAATGCTTTTGATCCTAAGTGACTATGTGTAGGATGATAATCTAATATACTCTTTGGCGGGCAATGAGTTAATAGAATCTCTGTCTCAACTGGAATTTGTCTATATTTCTCATACAGATCTAGGTTATCTCTTACTCCGAATGCCCAATTGCCGATAAACGGTTGAAAGGATGTTCCAAACCACTTATATCCCTTATAATCATAAGATTCATGGTTTAATACAGTTAGATTATTAACTTCTTGTTCTAGGAATTGTTTAGCTGAGTGATAAGTAGCTTCGAAAATTTTATCGTGATTACCTGGAATAAATATAATCTGGTCATACTTATCTTTAATTTGAAGAAGTTGTTGACGGAATTGTTCTAGTTCAGATAAGCTGCCAGAGTTTAATGCATCTCCGGTATGACATAATACATCGGCTTCTGGAAGCTCTGGGAAGGGTTGCAGGTGAGTATCGCTAATGTGCGTTATAGTAATCATATAATTAAAATAAGTTCAATCTTTTTAGTCTATGGCGAACGGATCTTTAATGTTAACCCGCTAAGTCCTCATCGGTAGGTTTTACCCAATTAACAACCACGCAACTTAAAGAAAGCATTCTTAAACTCAATCAACCTACGTCAATTCTAACGTCTTAGAATCTTTAAACCCCAACTGATCTACCGCTGGTAGGGTCGGGCAGGTTATCTATTTCGTCTCCTAATAGCTTTTTAATGGTGAGTTTAACTCTGGTACTTAAGAACTTATATAGAATACTACAATTTAATTAGATTGTCAATTTAAACTTCATCTAATCTTAATTTACGAGTTACTTTATTACCTAAATCTGTTTCCTCTGTAATTTCAACATTACCTTTACCGGCTTCAATTTTTAAATTTAACCAGCTTTGAAATTCTTTAGTAGCAACCATACGTTGAAATGCTGTACGTTTATTAAGGCTTTGTATACTTCCATCTTCAGATTCACCCATTGCCCCAGATGGATCGTGAAAACATTGAATAGCGTTAGAAGTTTTATTTTTCTTTTGCCCTCCTTTACCGCTACCGCGTTTAGCTATAAATCTGCAGTCTTTCTCAGTAATAGAGAACCATAACTTCTTTTTTATACCCATCCCAAAGCCTTTCCGGTTGCAGGGTACTCTTTAAGTAATATCTTCTTACATTCTTCCGCAATTTCTCTGTGTTCTAGCTGCGTAGATTTATCGCATCTAACTTCACAATAATGGATCCAATCCCGTATAGTTCCATGCATGTAGATGCGAGTTTGTGTGTTGAGGGGTAATAATCCGCGAGCGCATTCTTTTGCAATACCCTTATCTAATGCCTGTATATACAAGCTATATGATTCATCCCAGGTATCTTCTTGGGCTTGTTTAAACCATTGTTTAACGTCATCTGGTAGATCGTCAATTGAGTTCTGACGGTTCTTAACGTCTTGACGCCGAGCTTCATACATTTCTACGTCTAATGCTTGAGCATAGCGTTGTGAAAATTCTTGAAATGAGAACGAACGATGCCGTAGAATTTGTTGTGCAATTGCTCTAGAAGTAGTAATTTCTAGGCAAAGGGTTGCCATTTGGAAAGGACTCCAATGTTTATGGGTTATAAGATACTTTAGGAGTTTTTCATAATCTGGATTATCTTGATTCGGTGAACTAACCCTTGCGCAGTACGCAATTAAAGCTTCTCCATTGGGGGTTGAATGTATGTATTTTACTTGCATTCTTTAAGCTTAACCTTTACAATTTTAAATTTGAAATCTTTTTTCTTAATTTTTGGATTATAATGAAATGCATCTTTTATAAACCAACGTGCTTCTATTTTATTGTAATGAATCCATGCATGATTTATATTTTTTGATAGTTCAAAATTTTCATTAACTAGATATTTCTTAGATTTTAAATCTTTAACTATGTAGTAATTCATTGTTTTTCCTGATAAATAATTTCCAATGCATCCTTTAACCGTGTTTCTTTATTACTTAATAAGTTATAATACATTTGAGTATTATCGAATCGTTCAAGTAATAGTTCCTCAATTTCTAATGATTCTTTTAAATCGCCATATCTTCCAGCGTTTGTATAGCTTTCTTTAATAATAGGTAAGAATAAATGCTTTGTATCTCGTGATCTTCCAGTTAGTCCATACATTAAATCGCTCATATATTCAAGCGCATGTGATCCGTGATAATATTTACAATAGAAATGACCTAGTTCAATAGGACTATCGGTAATAAGATACTTTACTTTACCGTATAACGAGCTTTCACGTAGCATTTGCTCTGTAGTTACGTTAATTTGCTCGATTTTGGATAGCTTTTGCCCTTTCCAAGCGAATTCTTTAGCTACTTCACGTACAAGCTCAACAGATTCGCCTTTTTTAGACATTTCAGCATATAATTCTGCTGCGAGGGTGCTCTTCCCCGCGCCAGGGGCTCCGTAGATGTTTACGACTGTTGTTTTCATTTTCTTAAGCTCACAGCTTCAATTGGAAATTCTAATAATTGATCTTTATTATCTACATGAATAATTACGGTTACATAATTATATTTAGTATTATTTCTTTGTTCAACTACGGTTCCCTTGTAAAGGGTGTTGTCTAAATCGAAGGCTTCTACTTCATCCCCAGGAAGAAATTTGTTCATTAGTGTTCATTATCCTCATCATCCCAAGCTGCCCATTCATTACCATTTCCATCATCAATATAATCGACTATTCCATTCAATGATGAAATACATCCATTTCCTAATGAGATAGTTCTTCTCATTTCTATTGATCTACCTGACGTATTTGATCTTTGTTTAAATCCGCAGCATTCTAACGTATTATCCTTTTCTATCACTAAACCATTACAATTACGGCATCTATATACATTTTTCCCGTAATATTTAGATATAATAGAACTTGCTTCTTGCTTAGTTAATCCTTTAGTTGGTATACCCAGTTTTTTAAGATATTTAATCTGTTTTTCGGTGGCTTTCATTAATATTCGATTTCTTCCGGGGAAATTTCATATTCTTGAGTTAAATTACCTAATTCAAATACTAAATCGCTGTGCGCAGATTTATACGCTCGAATTGCGGTCATAAGTGGAGTATCTTGTAAAAATGGATACTTTTTTTCAATATTCGCGGGTGAAATATATTCATTGAAATAATATTCCATACCTTCAGAATTGATTTTAAGTAAAAAATCTATAACTTGTTTACGTTCTTTTTTATTCACCAACCACTTCTCCTAATATTTTCTTCTCTTACAGGATACCAAGTAGTACCAATAATACACATAATCAACTTGGATTCTTGATTAAACATATATCGTCTTTGTTCTTCTAATAGCTCTTTAGCATGATCTGGTATATAATCTTCGTTCCAAATAGGTTGAATTAATGTACCTATAGGAAATTCTACCACATCATTAGAGTTTTTACAAGGTATTTGTAAGGGTTGTTTAAGGGAATATTCAGGTAGTTTCATCGTCATCTTCGTCGTAATCTTTTACCCATTCTTCGTTGGTAATAGGTAAATCTAGTTCACTAGGATCACACCACCCAATACCTATATCATCTCCATAACCGCTAGCATTTTTTAGATATACAGACCATCCACCTTTGCCAGTCATATCATTAGATTCAACTCTAACGTATCTTTTACAGTTAGAATAACAAGTTTCTCCAACCATAATCTCGTAGCTCATTGGATTGTTGTTATCTTTCCAATGACGGTATACAACCGCTACTACTTCGCCATCGTCAGGTAGTGATACTCTAGGATCATTCCAGGAAATCATTTACAACTCACTATAGGTAGTTTAGGATGAATACCTGGAGATATAGTACAACCTCCAGCTGCGATTAAATATCCTAATACTATAAATGCAAATACTGTTATAGTTCCAATAATAATTAAATCTCGCATAATCCTCCAGAACAAGCAAGTTGTTCTACTCGCTGTGTATTATCTTCTTCTTCTCTAACCTCTTTTAAATCTACTTCTTTAACTAATTCAGAATATTTTTCATACGTTTCTTTAGAACAAGTTTCAAATGGAGCTTGCTTGTATGTTCCACCATCAAACGGTAATAGTGATATCCCTGTGTAGTTCTTACGATTTCTCCAGAGGAGTTCCCCTAGTTTATCCCATTCTTCGTCTTTAACTGATATAGTAGTAGATACATTATGTTTATTATCTCCTGACCTATGCCCAGGATTAATCCATTGTTGATTGAACATAATAGCTCGATCTAATAAATCGAACGCTGATTCGTTATCCCTTAGAACTGCTCCCTCTGGAGATTGTTGAGGAATAGTTACTACTAATCCAGTGGAACTAGTTACATCTTCTTCTACAAGTTCTGGGATAACATTAGATAGATATTGACCAAGAGCATCGCTCTTATTCATTCTGATGCGTCTTAGGTAGAACTCCCCGTGACGAGCATGAACTCCGCTTGATGAGCCTAATACGCAGCTAGAAGTACCTTCCGGTTTAATCGCTGTAGTTCGAGCTGCTAAGTTGATTCCGATCTTCTTAGCATACCGCTCATTAACTTCTAGAACGAGTTTAGCCCCTTCTTCTAACCATTCAGGATCAATTTTACCAGCATCTGCTACTCCAGTGCAACTAACTCCTAGAAGCGCTTCTAGATCAGTAGTTTGTTTCCAAATCGGACGTAGATAGGGGAAATCTGTATAGCTAGCTTGTAACGTCCCGATTAATGCTGCTGTATATACCCGGTTAAGATAATCACGTTTATCTTTAATCTCGGTCATGTTAATAGTGGATAGGTTACAGAATTGGTTAGAGTTTAAGGAAATTTCATGACAAGGGTTATATCCGAGGTCTAAATTATTAGACCAGCTAAACCCTGGTTCACCGGCTTTAGAATCTTTACAAATTGTATAAATATGCAGAAATTCGTCTTTAGTTACTTCTTGAGTGGGTAGAATAGCTGAATTATTAGCCCTAGCTCTGTATGGATGTTTTACCCACCAATCTCCAGACTTACATTTGAGCATTTCATTATCGTCTCGGTCAAATAGCGCGATAAGAGCAGCTCGGCGAATTCCGCCAGCTAGTACAGCATCAGACATAATACAGATAATATCATGTAGTTCAATAGGCTTTAATTGCCTACCTAAAGCTTCCTTTAAACGCTTCTCTACTTCTTCTAGGGCTTTACGTAGAGGTTCAGGGCCAGGCGCTCTAGCTCCTGTAGTCACTAGATATGATCCTTTAGGTCTAACTGGAGTGAGGTCGAATACCGGGCGAATTCTTCCATAGAAGTATGCTTGAAATAAAGCATTAAATGAATCGGCCCATCCGATAATACTATCGTGTACTACATATTTACCTTCTTCTCTAGGGAGAGTTACTTTAGGTAGTTGAGAAGTATGACGTTTTTGAACTGAATACCCTACCCCTACCCCGGATAGAAGTAGGAACATGATTTCACTGAAAATCTCTACGTCTTTAATATGAGCGAACGAACAATTATATTGTCTAGCGTTATTCTTTAATACCGCATCTCCTGAGAACTGTAGGGCTCTCATAGAGGGCATTGCTTTAAGATCGTGTACTCTTGTATATGCTTTTACAATATCTTTAGATAGCTTAGGAAACCTATCTAAATGCATCGTCATGTTACGATTAATAGTTTCTTCTAGAGTTTCTCGGCGTCCTAGATGTTGGATGTATTTTGCGTATGTGCGGAAGGCTGTAATATCGCTTAGAAGCTTATTGCTTGTATTCATTTACCGATTAACATCCTAATAGTTGAGTAAAACATTTCATCTTTAACTTGGGCTGCATGTTCTACAGCTTCAGAATAATATTCTATAGCGTCATCTCGCCATGAAAGGCGAGCTATTGCATCACTTTCTTCATTTTGCATCAATTCTATAGCAGCTGCATACCTAGCAGCCCATTTATATGCAGTTTCCTCTTGAATTTTGTTCAAATCCTTTTCTAAAAGCTCTTTTTTTGCAGCATCGACTTGTTCTAACCAGGATTTCATTTATCACCTAGAGATTTATAAATACTGAATAATGTTAAAGTTACAAATCCTAAACTAAACATTCCGTAAATATTATTTTGAGTTACTATTGCTTGAATTAATAACAACATATTCACTAGACAAAATAATATAATACCTAATTGAATTAAAAATGCTTTTTGTTGATTATTCAAAATTTCCTCCCAAAAATTTGACAGTTTATAACTTAAGCGAGATTAAGTTATACCAGTGTGATGACCATTTCTCACTATAAGCACCCATTTCTGGTGCCTTTCGATAAAGTAACCTACGTATGTTACTTAGTCTACTACCCCGATTTACAGGTTAAACGACTCGAACGTTAATTCTAATATAACTTAATCTCTAAAAGGGAGTCATTTACTGCCTATGGCTGACCAGACCATATTTCACCTAGCTTCTCTGTCGTCGTTTGCACTAGTGGCGTGAAATTATTACGGGGAAGTTACCCCGCTCTTATCCTTTAACGATGGAACTCGTTGTCGTCGAAACAAAGGGATGATATACTATAACTGGTATATCAGCAGTCATTGCACCTGATAATTCAATATATCAAAATTAACGCATTTTGTCAAGAGCTTCTCTAACGTCTTTAGGAATATCCGCATCTGGGTAAAGATATTCTAAACATCCTTCTCCAGATGCATAATTCCATTTACCGTTTTCGTCAGTCCACTCGAAAGTGTGCGGCGGTCCACAACAGTTACATCCTTCATCTGTGGCTTTTTCTCCAGTTAATTCTTCAAACTCAATAATGGCATCTCTAACTGATGGAAATTCTTTAGACGCTTTTACAGCTAGTGCTCCTAACCAGGTTTCTTCACCTTTCTTAAGATCTTTAGATGATCTATTTCCCCAATGTACTTTCCAGCCATTAGCTTCTAAAGCGTCCCAATCTTTTTCGTCTAACCACCAACCACCACCTGAATTATTTGAGTCATATGTTACTTTAATCATATACTTTAATTTCCATTTTAACTAATTTAAACTTTTCATTTTTACCAATAAAATCATATTTTTGTTGTGTAATAAAGTCTTTATAAGCTGCTTTTTTAGACTTAAACCACGTAACTCCATATAATTTCGTTGACTTAAAATTTTGAATTAACTCAGTTAAAGGAAATCCATCTGATAGATAATTATAATATACTTTAGTTTTCATATAGTTTCCACTTATTCCAATCTTCTTTTAGAATAGTCCATTCACATTTATCTTGTAATATTAACTTACCTTCATAAGCACAAGTATACAATAGAGCCTGAACCTTAAGTCGTTCAGGACTCTTTAACCAGATAGTTCTAATAGGTTCAATGACTAAATCGGTTGAGTTGTCGTGTTTATAGTATTTATGTTTTCTCATTTAAGTCTTGTTTAGCTTTAAGTTCACAATCTTCCCAACCCTTCCAATAGATATTACAAACACGTTCATACAAATCCTTTTGTATTTCTAGCATCTCTATATCGCCTTTAGCTAACTGTACCCATTCGCCTTTACTTGCCGCTTTAATTAGATAGTCGAGACGCTTCTTTTGGAAATCAGTCATTAATACGTATCCTTTAAAGCATCCTCTTTCATCTCATCATCAGTTATTTCTCCGGCCTCTACATAGTCTTTATAGTCTTTCATTTCATTATTTGCCATTTCCCCGGATACAACATAGTCAATACCATTTTCAAACCCATCGTCATGTCCAGCATTATATCCTGCTGTATACATATCTACTTCAGTATTGGTAGGTCCTGGAGAAGTTGGAAAGAATTTAGCTAGTCGGTCTTGCCAGTATTCTACTGCGAATTGTTTAATCTCTTCAACTGTTTTTAGGTATGGCATTTTTCTCCGTTCTCATTTTTTATAAAATGAAAGAATTAATTTTTGCATCAATTCATTCTGTTTCATACATATTAAATGTGTTTCAGATAACTTTAAGAATTCTTTATTATCTTTATGAAATTGATCAGAAGTTCCAAGTTTATACATAAATATATGACTTAATATAATTGATATAATCAATAGTAAATTAATAACTTTTTGTGCCATTCTTATCCTTTAAGATAATAGATAATCCTCTAGGGTTAACGTATACAATCTTATCTGCTTTAAGAATTTCAGTCCAAACTTTACGTCCAAAATCCTTTACCGTAATATTAGGATCAAATGATTTATGTGGTTCCCATAAGTTATGAGAATATAGGGTGTACGTGATAAGTCGTTTAGTTTCCATATAGTTCCTCGTGATCTAATTGAAGGTGACCTACGAATACTCGATCGTATATACCGCGATTTTCTAATGCTTTAGCTGCGATATTCGCAGAATGCTCATTTGACCATAATGATTGTAATTGCGGTTCATATTTATATGATGGTTCAAATTGTGAATATACAGCGTATACAACTTTATTCTCCAAATGCCGATTCTCCCCGGTTAAACCGTTCATACGCCCTAGTAATCATTGTTTGAATAAAAGAACTGCGAGTACATCCAATGTGATGTAGCATTGTATCTAATTGCTTCATTACTGGATATGGTGCTGTGAAGCTGGTGAACATATAATCTTCATGTTTATAACTAGGCTGTACCTTTAATCCTGCTAGCTTAATCTGTTCTCTAAGCTCGGCTGTACTAATATCGAATTTATGATTCTTTGCTTTAACTCGTCGGCTCATTAATACTCCTAGTGAATTTCTTACATTCTTCTAATGCTGCTAATACTTCTTCAATATTATAAAGTCCAGGATCTCCTGTAATAGTAATGCCATTATCTCCTACTGAGACAGTTTTAATAGTAAGAGTAATACCTTCAGTTTCATTGATTACGTTAACTACGAGGTTCTTGGTCAGTGCCATCTTTCACCTTTACAAGTTCTAGATTCATACCAGTTTCTACACCGGCATTATATGAGTATAGTTCTAGAGCTAATACAGCAGCTGCGGTTAATAGTACAGAGAATAGAGTACCATCGGTTTGATTTAGAATGAATACGTATAGTAGCGTTTTTACAATAAAATTTAACAAATTACCTCCATTTTAAAAGTTCCAGTATCACTGTAGCATATTTTTTTGATTCCTGCAAGTTGCAATGCTTGCATACAACTGGGGCATGGTCGTGCTAATGCAGGAGTTCCATCTCGATGTTCGCGGTATATATAAGCTGTACAACCCTTTAGATCGGTGAACTTGTTATCTAATAGGGCTGCTAATTCTGCGTGAACCATCTTATATTTATGTTTACTATTAGGATTAGTTTTACATTTATTAAATCCAATACTTATGATTTGGTTCTTGTCTGCTATAACGCATGACATTTTGTGCATCGGATGGTCACTTAGATTTCTTAACTTCTTTAGTAGTTTCAAGAATTTCATTATTAACCCTTAAAGTTGTATACATCCAATCAATACAATCTAATATAATAATTTTTAGATCACCATTATGGTATGTTTGAATATGCTTAGCTATAATAGGTTCTAATACATTTCTAATTTCAGTTTGAATTAGATTAGCTTCATTATTTAAATATGTACCATTACCATTCAATAAGGATATTTTATTGTTTTCCATGTGCTCCGTTCTCCTTAATCCCGGCATTCGTTACTTTAACAAAATATGCCTTCTCTTGAAATTCCTTCAAGTTAAACGAATCTACATAACTAAATGAACTACGTAGTCCACCATCTATACGTTGTAATACATCATTTACACTTCCCTTATATGGTACTTTAAACGATTCGCCTTCCGCTGTGCGCCACGATTCATCTTTACCTTGTGCTTCGTATGATTCTTTAGATGCAGATCCGCGATATTTAACGCCATCTAGTTTCATATATGCGAATGCACCTTCAGTATTTTCTTCTTTAGAATAATCGGGATATGCCTCAATCCATCTATTGATTTCGTGTTGTACAGCTGGAGTTTCATCAGTACCAGCTAGCATTCCACCCAACATTACAGCATTAGCGCCAGCGGCGAGGGCTTTAGCGATATCTCCAGGAGTACGTATACCGCCGTCAGCAATAATTTCAAGGCCCAAATTTTTACAGCTCAAAATTGCACCGAGAC